CGAGAGACCAATCCCAGAGAAGCACTCCGGCAAAATGTTATAGGAAATATGCAGGGGTCGTTTGCGGCGGATGCAACTGGGTCTGCTACTAGCATTCAATATACCACTACACAGGTAAGGGACGCCGCTAAAGAATTCAATCTTAGTTTATCAGACACCGTAAAAATTCTGCGTGATCTTGGTGTGGTAACGAATGGAACATATACCGAGATACAGAACGCAATCACCAAGGGTGAGGATAAGTTACTTCAGACCGCCTCTCGTGCTATGAAGTCTCGATGGGAGATTGAGGCACAATGGTACGCTACTTTTGCTGGTAAAAGTGCGGCAGATTATACGAATATACCAAAGAAAGAGTCTAAGGGTGTTCTGGCGGCCAATGACTATATTGCTACTTTTGAGACTGATCGACAGGCCATGAAAGATGCGCTTGGATATGTTTTTAACAACGATGATCTTACTGATACCCTGACGAAAGAAATGACTGCTCTTAAAGAAAAACTCATTGAGGGCGCGTCTGTGCTGAATTATGATGATACACAGTTTGACGATATTCTTCGTGCTAGAATCAAGGCAATAGAGAAACTTATAGCTGATGGTGCAGAAAAAGCAAAGGCTATAGAGCATGACCTTTGGTTTACAAGAGAATGGCAAGCCAAGGCTTCTATTGATAAATTGGATGATCTGGATTTGGAACGAGACAAAGCACAAGCCACTGCTATCCAGAAAATGAAGAAAAAGGAAATAACAGAAAAAGAGTATGCTGATGCTTCTTTGGCAATAAATGAGTGGTATTACAATGAGCGGCAAGCATTGGAGAAAGAGCGGCTGGAAAAACTGTACACCACCTTGAGGGACGGTAATTCAGAAATGTTCTCTTTGTACCGTCAATGGGCGGCGCAAGATTTTTCGGCAGGAGATTATGGGTCTGGTCTGACCAACTCTGTTATGGCTGGATTCGAGGGCACAACTTCAGGCAAGTTTATTACTTCTACCGACAAAGCCGCACAAGCTCTAATCAATTTGGGTGAATCGGCGGCAAAGGCCACAGATGATTTTGTAAGTCAATTACTTGATAAAATAAAAGGTATAGACATCTCACAGTCTATAGATAATATAACTACAGGAATAGCGGACTTCGTAAATAATATATTTGGCTGGGGGGATGATGCCGCTGATAGTGTAGAAAATCTTCAAGATGCAGTTTCCAATTTAGAGGATTTGCTTGGTAGGCTACAGGATGAATTTGATGCCCTGATTGCCAGAGCAGAAGAATTGATAGGTATACAGGTTGACTCCATGCAAGCTCTGTACGAAGTTGGAGCCATGTCTGGTAGTCAATATGAAACCGCTGTCAATGATTTGTGGGCACAAAATGCAGAAGAATTAAAGGCGGCGTATGAGTTGGCTGGGCAGACTTATCCTGAAGACTATGCTACTGAAGGCACGTTGACGGATGTATACGCCGCACTTGAGGCAGTGGCATACAAACTTGGGGTGACACAAACACAATTAACTACAACACAAACCGCTCTGGACAACGCAGGATCAGATACGTCCACTCTGTCAGATGCCTCATCCGGTGCTTTGATAGGTGCTGGTGTGGGGTCTATATTTGGGCCAGTTGGTACTGGTGTGGGTGCCGCCATTGGTGCCGGTGTGGGTGCATTAGGTGATTTGTTCGGTTGGTGGGATGTGGGTTCAACCAATATCCCCAAAGATCAAATGGGTACGGTACACAAGGGTGAGGCCATCATACCGCAGACCTTTGCAGAAGGTATCCGCTCTGGAGAGATGGTGCTATCAGGCAATGATGGGGCTGGAAACAGTGGAAATCCAGTATATGTTTCTGTCAATGTTAGCGGAAATGTGCTCGCTGAAAAAGATTTGGCCACCTCGGTTGCACAGGCGATATATACTCAGCGCAAGCGTGGATTGCTTACAGTTTAGGTTGACGGCATGGGAAATGAATTCCCATGCTTTTATTGAGTGGATGTGCCACCATTAAGAGGGGGATATAGTGCTGTATAGACGAGTTTTCTTTGACTTCCAAACTGGAGATAGTTTTGAGGAGGTCACGAGTTTAGTCAAGTTTGACGATTTCACCTTTTCTATTAGAGCTGGTTCTGATACTTTTCACTATTCTCAAAATGTAGCTAATATCTCCCTTGTGTATGATGCGGCCATATATACAAAGATTATGGGTGCCACTAATGATATTATAGTAAAAATTATCGATACCGATGAAACGGCCAGTGATCCCATAGTATACACCCCACTTTTTCAAGGGCACATTGCCCCCTCCAAGTCACATTCATATGACGGCATTATAGATAATGTTATTCTGAATCTTGAAGCATTGGATGACGGCGACTACTTAGATAAAGAAATAGGCGATATATGCTATAGGCATTATACTGTAATGAATCCGGCAAGTCCAGAGACATCTATAGTTCACCAGCTTGCATATATTGCTGGCTTCACTGTGGGACAGATAGACGGTAGTGTTACTATTCCCGTAGAACTGAATGCATATTCTCCCCCTTCCACTTCTGATACAATAAAAGATTTATTGGATACCGTGTTATTTGAGTATGGGTATGTTCTACACTTTAACGAGCTGGGACAGATATCCCCAACTTTGTGGATGCATACAGATGCCGTTGATGCATTGACATTCAATGAAGACAATGTTCTTGATGGTTCCTTTGATATTGCCGATGGCCTAAAGGAATATGACGGTGCAGAGATAACCTATTATGAACTAGGAGAAGGCATCACCACATCAGGCCAGACTGATATCCTTCTCTATAGGGACGGCGATTTGCCATATGCCAGTGATGGCTCGTTCTTGGGGTATGCTGTTCTTAGCGGATACACTTATCCGCCTCTTACTAATGTCATAGATGAGACTACAGGCAACCCAACTCTAGTTTACCAAAAATACGAAGATACCGCCATCAAGTATTGGACGAATAAAGCTATCACTGAAAGGCTTGATTACAATTATAAGGCGTTTACCTCTGATTTTTCCAGTATTGTGGCTACGTCCGGTTGGTATCTTGATTACAGTGCTGATGCTGGAGTTGAACTTATAACGTCAGAGTTTGAGAACACACAGGCCCGTATAGTATTTTCTGGTCTAAACAACGACGCGAACTTGCTGTACTACTGCAATGTGTATGGAAAGATTCTGTATAAAACATCAGAAAGAGTTTGTGCAGTAACGACTATTTCAGGTTCGGAAGATTTGGATAAATACGTCAGTACCTTTATTTTTGAGAAAGAACATGCTGATATATTGTGTAAATTTTTGGCCCTTCAACATTCTACAAACAACCTCAATATAGATTTAGAGTCAGAACAGTTGGTAGAAGTGGGGGAACTGGTTTACGTCATAACAGGAGACGGCACCAATGAGCTATGTTATGTAGCTGAACGAAAGTATACGGAAAAAACGAAACTATATACTTATTCGTTGTGGTCATATATGTATGGTGATGAAGTCACACTTCCAGCCTTGACCAGTCAATCAGTGACATCTCCATCCAGAATTAACGGTGTTACATCCAGCTCTACACCAGACGCAAAAGAGATGATGGGTGGTGCTTTGTTTGTATCCACCACAAATATGGTTCGTAATCGTTTGGAAGAACTCACCCCTTCTGGTATAAGTATGTATGCTAGGTATGCCTATGATGGAACCGATTATCTTGGAAGATTCACAGTAGAACTGTCACATGATGGCGTGACATATCAAGACCCGGTGTACACTTCCGCCTCTGATGAAACCAGTTATGCGTATGCTGTGCCAACAACCATGATTGTTACAGCTTCGTCTTATTATATTGCGTCTGTCCGAATAAGATTGTATCCAACTGGTGGGGTGGGGGTATTTAAGCAACAGGCACTGTGTGCTATTACCGCTGATCCATCAATAGCTCCCATGTATCTTGGAATTGGTATACTATCTGCATTGGGGACTATGGAATATGAAGCGGCGGATGTCAATGAAACTGGTGATATAACTATAATTGGTGCTTTTGATCAGGTATACGTTGGGGATACTGTTGTCAATTACTCCGCTACTGGTGGGGTTGCTACACTAGGTATGTTCAAGTGGAATGGTTCAGCATGGATCAAGACAACATCAATAAAGGATTTGACTCCTGCAATGAATGATCTATTTGGACTATCAGTTGCGGGGATATCCATTGCTGATGCTACAGTTTTGTCTCTGCTTATAGCCAAGCAGATACTAGCAGAAAACGTCGATGTGACCGGCCAGCTCACGGTACAGGCCGGTGGAAGGATGCGATATGAAACAGGCGCGGGCGTTCAGAAACGTTGCGTGCAACTTGCTGACGAAAAGATCGATTGGCTTGATATTCCTGATACTACTCCTGTGTCGCCTGAGCAGTTGCGATTTAGATTCGGCAGGCTTGGGGTAGGTGGTGCCGTCCTTGCGGACGGCGAACTGTTGGCGAATTGCACACAGGCCGATTCAGCGGAGCAGGTGTTCACCGCCGACTACCCTGCTACAGTAAGGTTCGTTCAGCGCAGCAATGGCGAGCGCTGGATGTTCTACGCGTCCTCAGGCGAGGCGCTGGTCTACAGGCTATTCACCGGCACAGCGGCTGGCGCGGAGGCAACGGCATATGCAGGCGGTGCCGGGGTTCTGTCAAACATCGACGCCATCGAAGACGCCGACGGTGTGTTGCGCGTAGCGTTTCTTGAAGGCTCCCAGATGTACGAGGTTGTCTGGAGCGGGTCTACATGGGGTTCCCCTACAGCAATCATTGGAAATCATTCCGCTCCATGCTACCACATCGACACTGACGGAACACTAAGACTTTTCACGGTTGATGTAAGCACGGCGGCCCATTACCTGAATATGACCATTCTATCCGGCACGTGGGGATCTCCCTTGGTCATCGTCAGCGCCGCTACCGGCTACTGCGACGTGATCACCACAGGCGATGGTACGACAAGGCTCGCGTACTCCCGCGACTCTGACAACTACCTTGTCGAGCGCATCTGGAGCGGCTCGGCGTGGGGCGCGGAGTCTGTCGTCAATGCGGCGATCTCGCGATACCCGAGCTACTTCGAGGATGTCGCCGGGCAACTGACTATCACCTACCGGCGCAACGCAGACAAATACATCGTACAGCGTGCGCTTGGGAGCAGCTGGGGGGCTGAAACCGCTTTGCTCGCGACCGCATGCTCGTATCCGTCTACGACGCAGCTCAACGACGGCACGCTTGCGTTCACCTACGACCGAGACTCGGCTCCGCTTGGTGCGGCCATCGTATTCCTTCAGCGCTACGCTCGAGTCGGCGCGGGGATCATCGAGTCAGGCTCAAACTCCAATGGCTCTTGGATAAAGTTTGGAAATGGGATGATGCAGCAGTGGGGTACAGTAAACTCTGCGGAATCAAGTGGTAATTCTAGAACTTTTACCGTTATATTTCCAGTTCAGTTTTCATCTACGCCATCAGTTTCTGTTTCATATTATGATAACACAGCGTCAGTAGCTTCAATAAATAATTCCTCAACGGATCGAACTACAACAGGCATGAAAGGTGGACTATATTTTACAAGTTCACAGACAGGAACCAGCGTAATGGACTGGCAAGCTATTGGAACATGGTCATAATAAGCATAAGGTTGTTGAGTACGAGGATAGGGGGAGAGCATGGGCACCGAGGATGATATTAGTGCCCCCAACTACAAACTTTAGGGCGTATGCCTTAAATATATTGCTTCAATTTGGAGTACGTATGTTCAAAGACCTTTTGAAGAACTCACGGAAGTGAAGACTACATAAAATTAAAGTGTTACATCCAACCATTTTCTAGGAGAACATCTATATGGAGTTTCTATCCACCCCTTGGGGGTTCGCGTCAATAGCCTTCGTGGCTACTGCTGTTGTTGCCATTGTTTATAGGGTAGGCTTCATGTCCTTCTCTAAAGGCAATATTCTTGTAGGGAGGGGGGAGATAAAAAAGGTCTCCCCTCATAGCACTTGTCCATACGCGAAAGACATCATGGAGTTAATACATCGGACAACAGAACACATGGAGCGCCGACAGGAACTTAAACTGCTCCTTATTGAAGAGCAAATGCGCCAATATGAGGAAACTGAGGAAGAGGTTCTTGGATTGATGCGTAAAATTTATTTATCCTTATTGGCTGACAAGCTACAAGGTGATTCCTCTTATGCGCAACATCCAGAATACACAGCTTATATTGTCACTCTAAAAGCTATTGCTTCAGAGGTTAAGTCTTATGTACGTGGATGTTTCAAGACAAATCATTATGCGGGGCGTTCTATAGAAGAACAGCGCATCTATGTGGAAAAAAAGAAAATAGTGATAATTCAAAAAATAACGGAACTGCTTAATATCTATTGGAGAGGCACAATCATTACCCGTGCTGAATTGTATAAGGAACATAATATAATTATTTCAGATTTGCAAGAGTATATAGAAAATCTCTTTAATGAGGCGTTTTTACTGGCCCGAAATAGTGCCATTAAAATACAACAGTTGGAAGAAGCGTACAATACATATCTAATTGCGGTACTTGGGGCCGACAAGGTAGGAGGATGTTATGGGGATTGTTAGGGATATTGATAAGTTAGTACCTGAGTTGCAGAATAAGTGCACATTGTTTTTGGCGCATTGTCAGGCCGAGAACATTCCGGTAATGATAAATGAAACTTTTCGAGAAGAAACGACACAGTTTTTGTATTACTTACAGGGTCGAATAGACGCTAGGAATAATATCGATATTGTGAAGGAACTCAATGCTCGGCGCAAGATGCATGGCTTTTGGGAGCTTACTGAAACTGAAGCAAAGTCCAAGATCATCACGTGGACGCTATACAGTAAGCACATGGAGGGTAAAGCCTTTGATGCTGTGCCTCTAAAGGATGGAAAGCCGTGGTGGAACGCTCCGCAGGAAGTTTGGGAGAAGATGGGGGAGATTAGTGAAGGTGTTGGGTTGATGTGGGGTGGGCGGTGGAAGAATAAGGATAGTCCCCACTTTGAAATCGCATAGGAGGGTAGTATGAGCGATGTTGTTGAAAAGACAAGCAGGATTCCATCTGCTAAAGGTTCCAGCAAGGTGGCGCAGATATTCGCCGCTTTATGGATTGCTGGTTGGAGCGCATATAAATTTATCAGTAGTGGCGGTGCTGAATTACGGGTAGAAGATATTATGCTGTCTGGTATTGGTATTGCGGCGACGTTTACTCCAGTATATTTCAGTATTATCCTTGATAAAATAAAGGATATACGTCTAGGAAAGGTGGACTAATGTGGCGTACCTTATCGAAGCTGTTGTTGTGTTTCTTGTTGGCTTCGTTTGTGGCATCCTCATATGCCGAAGACCGAAAGATATGGATATACGAGAGCGAACTTCAGGAGTTGAAACAGATATCCACAGACTTGGAGAACAGGAATCAGACATTAGAAAGCGAATTGAAGATCACGTTGGACAAATCGAAGAAATGGGAACAGGCATACACAGACTTAACGAAATCTTGGGAAACATTCAAACTCGAAATGGCGGCGGAACTAACGAAGAAGGACAAGCAGATAAGAACTAGGGACACGATTATCTGGATACTTGCAGTAGCCGTGCCAATAGGATTTATTGGTGGAGCTATCGTATTCTAAGAATGGCAAAGCCCCCACCGATATGATGGGGGCTTATTTTTATCCATCCTGACGCTTGACTATAGATGCACCTTTATTCAAACTAATTTCAAAAACTCTATCCGCACACCCTATGATATCCGGTACGTGGCTCACCATGATGAACTGTATGTGGAGCTTATCGGATATCTCCTTCAATATCTCCCCTGCCCGTGGTTGTAGATCACGGGAGAGGAACTTCATCGGCTCATCCAAGCATATCGTATTATCGGACTTCCCGAGGCTCCACGCCGCTATACGAAGTGCGAATGACGCCACATCCACTACACCACCACCTGATGCTTCCATAGGGTCAATCTCGAATCCGTTCTTCATAAAGACAAGGCGGGCCTCTGTCTTGTTCCGCTTTATCTCAAAGACAAGCTGAAACTGGTATTCTCCGGGGAAGCACGTATCAAGGGCCGTATTCACCACGTCCTGAATATGGATGGTAAGCTGTTCCTGTGTCTTTTGCGCTACGTTCTGTACCAAGGCTAGGGCTTGCTCTAGGTTGATGGAACGGGCGGCGTTCTTCTCTATCTTGTCTCGATAGTCCGATGCTTCCTTATCTATTGCCTCATAGCGGCCCCGTGCTTGGTTGGTAGCTTTGTCATATTGCGCTAGTGTCATTGCATCCCCGCATGACAGGTGACGGAAGGCATGTTCCATGGAAAGGGTGTCTGTATAACGGGATACGCTGGATTGATAAATACCTGTTGGGGTTGCGCCCTTCCATACAGTTCTTGAAGTTCCACTTCCGTCAGTTCAATCTTCTTCCCCGTTGAAAACGTAATCACTACGATCATAGTATGTCTCCTTATACTGCCGCCCAGTTCGTAAGCCCCTCAAGTTCAGTATAGTATTCATCTATCTCTGCCTTGAGCTTGGACTGCTTGTCTTCCATATCAGCCAACGCCGTATCCGCTTCCTCCACCGTGTCGAACTTATAGTCAGCTTTCCACTGTGCCACTATCGTCTCTACAGCACCTTCAGCACGAGACTTCTTAGTCTTGAGTGTTTCAATCTTCGACTTGATACCTTCAAACGTTCGAGCATCCATACTACATTACCCCCTTTATCTGTATGATAAAGAATTTGATAGCCATTAGCACTAGCCCACCAAGCCCCGCAAGCATAGCTAGTGAAATAAGAGCCGAATACACTGGAGCCAATATCTTGCTCAATAGTGATGTGTCTTTCAAAATGTCGCCTCCGGTATTTCTTCTATGAAGAGGTCTGTCACAGCATTTTTTAGAATAATATGTACTCTCCCGTTACAGATAGCATTGAAATATGTAATATTATTAAGTTTTGGGAGCACTGTTTCAGCGAGTTCCTTTTCTGCTTCCTCCCGTGTACCTTTTATACCATCTGTCATAATGGTGTTTCCATTTACTAGGTTAAACACTGTTCGCACTTTCATGCTTCCTCCTCTACTTCCGTAATAATATCCCGTACTGCTTGGCTAACTTTCGTGGCGAGCATAGTCGCCTTGAGGTTATCTTCAAACGATAGCCCTATTTGCCCATCATGCATAATCGTCTCTACAAACGACGATATCCGTTCATCCCGTTCCTGCTTTTGGTCCAAATGGCTCCTTGTCAATACCTCCTTATTATTCGGCATCGGGATCACTTCCAGTTCAAACCCTGTACGCCTGTACACCGGGAATTTGTCAGACTTTACGCTTACGTTAATCGCCTCTCCTGTATCAACATACACAATGATCGGATTATAGTCAATCAGGTCAGCGGCTTGGATGTTCATGCACCCCGGATTGATAACATACCGGCCATCATCTTCTACCTTGAAATTGTGATGATAGTCCCCTGTGAAGATGAACTGTGCATCAGGATACTTCTCAAGGAGCGTATAGGCACTCGTCCCTTCTATGCCAAATGGGATATCCGCTGTACTTGGGAAGGTCAGTGTATGAGTAATATAGACCCCTACCGCTTCTGGTATGTACTCTTCCAGCTTACACGTATGCTCAAAGCGTCCATTCTCGGTATACTCTGTGGCATCTAAATATACAATTTTCTTGTTAGTCTTGGCTATGGCCTTGAGAATACCTACCGAGCTACTATCGACGTTTTCCAGCTTATGCCATGGCAGACTATGATTCCCGGCTATTACATAGCATTTACCAATCAGTACAGCCATAGCGTTGATAAATAGTGACACCACTTCAGGCGGTACCCTCGGTACGTCGAACAAGTCTCCTGTGCATATAATGTCTGCATCACGCAAGTTTGCCTGATCTACGATAAAGTCAAGATGTCTTTTTTGCGTTGCCATCCAGTCTTCGTCGAGCCTACACAGCGGTAGGTCAGGACGGAGGTGGTTGTCTCCTGTTACAATGAATCGCACTCGTCTAGCTCCTTTCCGCATGTCGGGCATGTCTTAGGCAGGGAAGCTACAGCTTCAGTAAGTTCTGTCATAGTAGTCTTTATGGTCTTTATGGTATCATTGTATTGCTCAATGCTACTACGAAGGGCACCGATCTGCTGTTCTGCTTGCCTATAGTATTCTTTCTTAGCCTCTATCTTCTTGATAACCCTTTCGGCATAGTCGGTGTTTACTCCATTGTCAATGATCTCTTTGGCTACACTGTAGTTGTCAATAGAATTCTCAAGAGAAGTAACGGTCTTGCTGACCTCAGCTAGTTCACCTACGGATATATCAATGAGCTTTATGAGCTTCGCTGATCGATCTAAAATCCGCCTATACTCCGGGAGTTTATCCATAGCAGAACGATAATCCCGAATACTATCAGAAAGACTGTTAATTTCGGAGTTGTGTTCATTATACTTTTCCTCCTTTTCTCGTATACCATCAATCAGTTCCTCGGCACGGTCCAACCACGAATAGCCTGCTATAGCGGTTTCTAGCCTCGCCAGCGCATCTGTGCAATGTTCTGTATCAACCTTTGTCTTACGCTTCTTGGACTCAATGCTGGACATATAACGGTCTATAGCGTCGAAGTGGACGATCTTATTGAAGAACCGCGCCACTTCTCCCGGCGTTTCACTAAGAAGGAATGGGGCGTCGTGCTGGCGCTGGGTATTCACTTCTGTGAAGTTGATCGCCTTATCTACTTCTTCCGGTACATCAAGTCCAATAGCCTCAAGCACCTTATCGTCGATACTATAGGTATTGCCTGTAGTCGCCGACTTGGTGCGAGTGATTATGCCGGAATCCTTTACGAGAGAAGCAAGCGTATCGGAAGTCTGCTTTCCTTTTTCATTCCTAGCCCAATGAGACACGAAAGCATCGCCGGATGGTCGGTTATGCACCACCCAATTTACCGCACGGAGGATAGACGACTTACCGGAATTGGATGATCCAGTAATGACGTTGACTCCGGGATGCAGTTCTAGGGTAGTGTCCTTATGGGCTTGGAAGTTCTTTAGTCGTATCTCTTTTACCACGTTACCTCCTTAAACAAAAAGACTACAGGGCGCTATACCCTGTAGTCATAGTGTATCACATTATTCTACAGAAGTCAAGCCCATTACTTGCCGTGACAATGCTTAAATTTCTTACCGCTAAGGCAGGGGCAGGGCGCATTGCGATCAGCCTTCATCTCAATTCGCATGACCCGTAGCTTCTCTTCGGCCTTGAGGAACACGGCCTTCCACTGCTCACCTACCTGTTTCCACGTCCAGATTTCATTGTAGGCACGTTCAGCCTTGGCTTTGGCCTCTTCAGGATTCTCATAAATATAGGCTAGCTGGTCGGCCAGACTGTACACATTTACAGTGGGACGAAGGATATTATTGTCTCCCGGCCCCATGAACGTAAATTGGTTAGCATCGTCCCCAGAGGCTATGAAATACCCCCGTTCTTCGTCCTCTCCAATCATCTCTACAAGAGACGTATTTTTAGGGAACAATAAGGGCTTTTTACACGCTGATCCTTCAGAAAAGCTCAGGCCCCATCCTTCCCCGACCGTTGTGGACACCACCACATCACACGCCCCGTATATCTGATTGACAATCTCTATAGGATATCCCTGATTAGCCCCATACGACCCGGGAGCAGGGCAAGCCCAGTCCACATCCCACTTGAGACCATAGTGCTCGGCGATCTCCAAAAGATTACCACCTACATCATCCATCTGGCACAACATGAACAGGAATGAATCGGGGTGTTTCTCGTGAAACAACTTGAATCCGGCAAACGTGCGCCACAAGTCTTTTCGAGGCTGATTCCTGTTCACATTGAGTACAATGAACTTATCTTTATGCGACGAGAAGAATTTATCACGGAACGACGCATCAGACGGTGGGAAGAAGATATCCTTATCGACCCCATGATAGATTACGTCCATATCCTTGAGCGTATCCATGATTTTCAGGCACTCATTCTTGGCATAGTTCGTATACGCTACAGGCACATCCATCTTGGCTACCACATCTGTTACCCATGATTTTTTCGGTGTACCATCGATTGGGAAGTAGTGGATCATGGCGAACTTCTTTTCAAGTGGAAGCCCTTCCCTGACCTTGATGAGCGCGTCGATGAACGTCTGTACAATGAACGTATCCTGAATCATAAAGATCAGATCAAAATGACCTGTTCTAGCCATATCTACGAGAAGCTGACGACCATAGACATCCTTATACCGTTCGTCATGCGTGAGGGCATTGGCGGCAGGATAGATGTCATAGGGAAACTTCACACGATCATATGGCGCACCAGAATGGTTAATACCAACAAGTGTAAAATCATATTTCCCCGTCTTATAGAGAACATTCAACAGGTTCCTTGCTACCGTGGCGAATCCCGTCGCGGTAGTAGGGGAATCCGAATACCACAGAACCTTCAGTTTTTCACCCACGCTTCTTCCCTCCCTTTGTAATCTTCTTTATTGGGGAATAGTCACTCGTCACCATAGCCTGATGAAGCAGTTGTGCAAATCCATCCACGAAAGTCTCTTCTTCGTTAAGTTCATTCTGTCCCATGTGATGCAGGATGAAGTGCACCAATTCATGGATATATGTCTCCTCAAGCTGAGACTGGATTCGAGTATATCCATTCGCATTACTCTGAATCGCTATGGTATTGGTGGCAAGTCGTGCCTCTCCAAGCGTGCCATTCTCTGCCCCTATGTGATCCTCAAGAACCACATTGATCTTCTGCCCATGTAGGAGAAACGATGCCGGAATCTTCATGCCCATTCAGTGCCTCCTAGTTTCGACTTAGTGTACCTCGTGCATATGGGTCTGTGCTAGTTTCTTCTCCCGGCATACCGCCCCATATATCCCTGTAAATCGCCCCATGATGTGGGAAAACGATATCATTCACCCTGCGTGCTACTGGATCATTCTTTATCGTATGGCTCCCTTCATGCAGTACCAAATCATTCTCCGTATGGTAGATCGTCCAACCTCTAAGCTCCATGACACGATATAGGAAATTGTCAAGGAAGTACATGGGGAATAGCATAGGATTATGCCACACATTCTCCGTAAAGAAGAATTCAGGATTCCACAATACGAAGGCGTCGCCATTGTTATGCCCAAGGGTTATCATCCCCCACCTAGGATCATTATACTGAACTTCCTTCCATTTGTCAAGTATTTCCTGCAAAGCACCCGGATAGAGCATGGCATCATTGTGGAGGGACATGCAGAAGGCATCCTTGGCCCGTCTGGTCTGCCGGATCATCCAGTTGATGGACTGCCCGTGGAGAAGGCGCACCGGCATATTGATAACATCGGCCCGCATCTCACCTATAGGGGATTCGGTGTTATTGATGACTACCAGCTTCGCCTCATGCTCTGTACGTCCAATCTCATCCCAAAAGGACTTGATGGCACGTTCGGTTAGCTGAAAATCACCACCACAAGGGATGTAACAGGTAACTTTCATATGATATTGGCCCCCTCACGTATCAAAGATATAGTTTCATCCAGTGTCAATCTTTTAGTATTTTCAGAAGTCAATCCACGCAGAAATTGTACCTTATCCCCCTCAGTAAAGAGGCTAGGCGAATCTGGTGTGGCCTGTCCACTAATTTCTATCCATCTGTGGCCAAAACATCCTGTACAGCGCATACCCTCTTCTGGGGTAATCAGTGTTTCGTGTATTTTTTCACCGGGACGAGTGCCGACTATATTGATATCAGGAAGGGTAGTGCCGCACATTATTGCCCCCACAGCATACGCCACGTCAAGTATCTCAGAAGCCGGTGCATTGTATACGTAAATTCTGCCATTCACACCATGTTCCAAGGCGTATTCCACCAACTCTACGGCATCCTGAAGGGACATCATAAAACGAGTCATATTTCTATCTGTGACTGTAAATGGCTGTGCATTCCTACATTGTTGCACGAACTTGGGAATAACTGAACCCCGTGATCCCATGACATTACCATAGCGTGTTATGCAGATCGTAGTCCTGCCAGATTTTTTGGCCGCCGCAAGCCCCAGCTTCTCCATGAGTGCCTTTGTCATGCCCATCGTGTTGACTGGCATGACTGCCTTATCTGTACTCAGCAGAACAAGATCGTTCACGCCCGCTTCTATTGCCGAATTGATGACGTTAGCAGAACCAAGCACATTTGTAGCAAACGCCTCTTCCGGGTGTTCCTCACACGATGGCACTTGCTTCATAGCGGCGGCATGGAATACGGCATCAATACCCTTCATTACTGAGTCCACACTGGCACGATTCCGTACATCCCCTATGACGTACGTTATGCGTGGATCATCATAGAAGTTCTTCATATCATCCTGCTTTTTCTCATCCCGGCTGAAGATACGAATTTCCTTCAGATCAGGACGCAGAAGCATTCGCTTGAGCATAGCGTTCCCAAAGGAACCTGTACCCCCCGTGATTAGCAGTCTAGTCACAACCACTCCTTTCCATATATTGGAATATATCGTTCCTTATTCTTCACCATGTAGCTATAGAGATCACCGAGCTGGGTGAAGATATCGGGGGCCGCAAAATCAGGTACCAGCGTCTTGTCGCTATGCTCTTCAGCCCTATCTATGATAGGCACGCTCTTCTTCCAGATACCACTAATGAAGGCAAGCATCATACTCTTTGATACGGTGTCAGCGGCAAGCTGGACTATACCTGATGACATCCCCGGCCCATCCTCACCAATCTCCATGCGAACATCATCCTTAATCTGCTTGAGGATAAAGTTAGCCAGCGTCAGCGTCGTCACTCCATTCCAGAATACATTTGTATATCCATTAACCTTCTCGTTTTGGTGCATGAACCAATTAAAGAGGCCAACACCACCGGCACGAAGCTCAGGGCCAATAACTGAAGTGCGAATGGTAAGGTGCTTCGGGCTATCCACTTCCCCGAGTATCTTGGACTGACCGTAGACTGAAGTAGCATCCGGCTTGTCCTTGGTGGTATACTTCCCCCTAGTACCTTCAAAGACACAATCGGTAGAGATATGAATGAGCTTCGCTCCCATCTGCACGATCTGGGAAGCTATGGAGAACGGAAGGTGCCCATTCGTCCATATAGCCAGATCAGGGTTAGCATCACAGTCCTTCGGCAGAAGCCCAATGCAATTCACCACATACTTCGGCCAAAGAGACATAAGCGGCTGGCGACCATCATAGAACACTTCATTACCCTGTGGCCGTCTATTAAGACGTAGTACCTCAAACTCGCCAGACTTCTCCAGCACGTCAGCCACAATGTGACCGACCATGCCGTTTGATCCCAGTACCAATACCCTAGGACGCTCCACCGTTAGCCCTCCTTACCAGTTTTTCAAACGCATCCCACGCCATAATGACGAGGGTTTCTGATATCGCTTTCTTGTTATGAACTATCAACCAATCAGTATCCTTGTACATATTGCTCTTAGCTTGATCTACCGTGTCCTTGAGATTCAGGGATTCACACGCCTTGCACTCTACCGAGAAGGGGAAGAGCTTTACAGCGTCTCCACGTAGCACAATATCTGTACCAGCTTGTCCCATCTCCCGTGAATGGATATCGCAGGTATCATCAGACTGCTCATACGGGATGCCGGTGATATCGGATATCTTTCGGCACACCCATTGCTGAAGATTACGCCCCTTGGCCTTGGCGCTGGACGTAGTGATCTTCTTCTGGGTTTTCTGAAACTTATGAATCAGGGTATCAAGAGCAACACTAGGGGCGATTTCATTAAGGTTCTGGAGCATTTCTATGTCGGCAGTATCTATCGTGACCCACTTCTTACTCATCATCTACCCCGAACTTCTTGGGTCTCACTTCAGTGATACTATCCTCAATCTCTTCCCATGAGGCTATAACCCGTCGTTTCAGTTCGCCCTTGAGTTTGTTCTCTTCCACGAAGGTGATAAGTTCATCACGACTCATTGGTTCCTTGCCATCTTCCCATACGATAGACTTGGCACTCTTCAGAAGCTCACCAGTTTTATCGGAACGGAGATTAAACAAGAAGTCTATATTCGCCGCAACGTCATCCATGCCATACGTAAAGTTGATCGGAATGAAGCAACTACGGAACGGACGGGGGTGTCTGACCTTCTCAGCGGTGGTCTCAATCAGCACACCAATAGCACGGCCCTTACGCTCTTCTTTTTCCTTGAGCTTACTGTAGATGCGAGCAGTCTCATAGAATCCCACAGCACGTCCACCACCAAGGCGATTCTTCTTGCCGTACATACCGGCATTAGCGTTATCGCGTTCCTGCGATATAATGTAAAGCAGGGCATTCTTCTCGGCTAACTTAGCAGATAGGCCCCTGAACATCTCTTGGCTGAGGAACTTCGCAGAATCCATGCCATATGTGCCTTCGTCAAATTCCTTATCCTTATCATAAGCAAGATGGCGCTTCTCTTTACGAGCCTCCAGTGCCTCTGATCCTAGGGCATCCAGCGAGTCCAAAACATATACACCACATTCATCTTCCTTCAAGCTATCAAGGAACTTGTTAACATCATACTCCCATTTCTCTACCGTCTGAGGCATCTCATCACGATTCATCTTGCTCGTAGGTATAATTTCAAAGCCGTAGAGTCCTATGCTATCTATCGTATTGCCGAATTCTACATCAGCGTACTTCCATTTGAACTTGTCCTTATACTTATAGTAATTGGCCGCGATCATCTCTACAGCCTTAAAAGTCTTTGTCGAACTAGAGCCACCCCAATCCCTTACTATGGTTCCAGCTTCATACCCCATGCCGTAGCCAGACTTCTCACCGCCGCCTACAACAAGATCAAGCAAGGTACTTCCGGTGGAGAAATATAACCCGCGCTTCGGCACCTCTATCTGCTTCTTAGCCAATATCGTCTCCTTTATACTTGCAATGTTCAACATACCATCCTTTGAAACAAAAACTGCACAGTAGCATACGATATGATACCGTGCAGTTCTATTGTTACTTACTTAGCGGCGCGAGCACAATCCTTCCACTTTCCGGGAGGGCAATCGTTCTTGCACTCATCGAACTCGTCATTGTCCTTGCCGAACCTATGACCGAACGGGCAGGGGTTCTCCTCCTTGGCCTTAGCGGGAGGCTCGTCGTCATCATCCTTCTTAGTCCTAGCCGGGGGATCATCGTCCTCGTCATCGTCTCCCTTCTTGGAACGGGTGCGAGCGGGGGGTGTATCGTCCTCATCCTCATCACGGCTAGGCTCGGCGGGAGCCTCGTCCTCGTCGTCATCCGAACCGTTCATAATCTCCATGATCTCGGCGGGCGTATGAAGAATCATAAGCTCGTCAAAGGAGATAGCGTTCGCGGCGGCTTTCTTCACCGGCTTCTCACGATCGAGGAACTGGAAGTCTTTCGGCTCCTGCGTGGTCTTGCCCATGTACTTAGACGGGGAACCACGGAACTTAACCGTCTTGCCCTTATCCACATCAGCGAAAGGAATGATCGACTTGCCTTCGGAGTTGTAGCGAGCAGACTCGATAAGCTCCTTCTCAAACTTGAAATGAGACTGATCCAGCACCATCACCTCATTGGGGTCTTCAGCCATGAGGTCACGCACGTTGTAGATTACACGGCGCTTGGCCTTATAGGCGTCAAACTCTTCCTTCTTGCCTTCCTCGCGGTACTCCTCAGCCTTATCGCAACAGGGGCAGGGCTTACCATAGTTCTTCTTGGGGCAGATGATGTCCGTCTCGCTAGGGCCTATGTTCTTGTGTATCCACACATCAAGCACATAGTCATCGTCGCCCACCTCAAGGACTCCGCGCTTGACGAGGGGGTGGTTCTTCGACTTAACGGGGAAGGGCAGAATATCAATCTTATTTATGCCCTCCTTGATCTTGTAGAACTTCGGACGCTCATCCAGCTTCGACCAATCAAGGATACCGTTGCGGGAAGAGCCTCCATCGTTCCTGCTATCATACGACTCACTGTACCTCTTATCCATGCTCATACTTACTCATCCCGTCCTTTCTTCTCGTTAAGGCCCCTACGAACCTCATCGCTCCCATCCTTGCGGACACCGTTATAGTAGTCCTTGCTCCACATAGAAACCAGATTATCAAGCATCCCCTTGCGGTGGTCTAGGGCTGTTGTGGCCGCATAGAGAATGTCCACCTTAGCCTGAGCCTTACGAAGTGCCTCACGAGCCGTCAGTACCTCAGTATCCTGCACCAGCAGGGCAGTAATGACAGCTTCCGTTACCTTCATATCATCCGGGGGATTCCGGCGTATGTATATCTCGCGCTGGCCGAGAATAAATTCCAGCTTGTCCTTACACGCATCCCGCTCGGCCCTCGCATTGGCCTGTTCCTCAGCATAATAGTGATAGAGACTCGGCTGAAGCTCGCAATCCTCATCGAGCTTGAAACGGTTGATCTTTACATCTTCCGCGAAATCATCACCAAACGTAATATTCATATACTACCTCTCGTTAGCGGCCCAGATAATAAGTATAACTATCAGGAATAGTATACCCAGTATGGTCGAAAAGATAAGGGGGCTAAGTACCCAGAACCACGACCAATGTATGATGCCGCCGAGTTTGAGACCAATAAACAGAACAGTCAACAGTCCTGAAAATCCAATCCCGCCTCCAGTAGATACTTGCTTAGAATCGCTCATTCGTCCTCCTCCATATAATCGTCCTCATCATCATAATCGAGGAAGTCAGCATCGTACTCATCCTCGATTTCCGCATCCAGCGCCCGCCGCTCCTCTTCGGGATCAAAGCAATCGGCACATACCATACTCGCTACCCCCCATCCATCTGCCTCAAGTGCCTCCTCTATTGCTTGTTCTATCGACATAGGGTTAATACCGCTAAACGATACCATATGTTTTACACCACACCGTGAGCACTCTACTGGGGCTTCCCCTTCAAAGCAATACCGTTCTGGAATCATTATAGCCCCCACTGAAGAAGATATGAAGGAGAAACACACTTAAACGAAAAACGCTTCCCATTCATTTTACAAACGCCGTACGGCTTATTGTCCAGCGACCGCACCACAATGCCCTCATTGAAGGTATCGGGATTGAGCCGGTTTTTAGTAGTAGCGTAAGCAATCCATTCATCTACCGTCGTTCCTATAGCACCTATCGTTGTGGCACGCTCAAGCTCATCCACATACTGAAGCGCTTCAGGATTGCCCAGAAGAGAACGGAAGCTCTCTACAGCGAATCGAAGCTCATTAGGATTCAGATACTCACGTCGAACCATATCCCATATACCATAGATGAACAGAGTGGGCTTCTCCAGCTTATACTTATTGCCCTGTATCCCCGGCCCGCAAAGTTCACCCTGAAGTGCGAAGTTAGTCATTTTGCCTATTTTCAGGAACTTCTCAGTGAACCCAATCTCCTTGATGATGTTCCAGAACGCATTATTCTTGTACGTCGGAAACCAAACATTTCGGGAACATACAGATAGCTTGCCCTTGTGCCAGATCATTGTCAGAGAGGAGCCGTCCATCTTCTGTGTAATGGAAATCGGCAAGTCCTTATATGTCTCAAGGAAGTCGGGGCCAAAAGCCTGTAGCCTAGTCTCATCCGTCTTAGGCACTAGATGCGTGGGGAAGGAATAACCACCTCCGCCCTTGACCTTCCTTAGTATGAGGTCACGGACAAATGGAATCCTTACCAGAATATAGAACCACCACGGACGCTTCTTCGGCTGAGTGGACTGCCCCACTATCTCTTCAGGATCATACTTAGTGACACCCAGCTTCTTTGATACATCCTGTCCTTCGGTTACATGCTTCAGTTCAGGGAAGGCGGATATAGGCATGAATAATCCCTGTGAGACCTGTCCACGCAACTTTATTGTCCGAACCCTAAACTTGCGCTCCTTGAGGAATTCAAACGCAGGAGTATTGGGAACAATGCTATCGATCTCAATATAGACACCAAGATCGCCCACATTGAATTCTCCCTTCTTTACGACGCACTCCCATCCGAGAATTGTGGCCTTCTCTATTTTGTCAGCCCCATCTATAGGGCTAAGGGCTACACATTTCTGGATACTCGCCATTTGTCTATCCATACATTACCTCCTTATAACATACATGAGATATAACACGCTCGAACCAACCCAGCCTTTCCACTATTGTAGAATGGCTCGCTGAAGTACCCAATAATCGTAGCAACCCGCTTATCCGGCTTACGCAGGAGCACACTGGTCATGTACCCTAGTACCGCGTATCGAATGGATTCCCAATCAGTTGTCTCCAAAGCAGATATCACCGCCGCCACATCCAACCAGCGAGGCTTATCCTCCATGAGTATTCGACAGACATTGATCGCGGCAGAACTGGCAACATCAGCTTCTATAGCTTCTAGTGCCTCCTCTTCCGTAAGCCCAATCACCTTCTCCAGCAGAACAAGTACCTTCCTCGGCGAACCTTCAGCTTTAGTGATAAGAGATTCCAGTACATCAATCGAAACCTTTGCCCCTTCCGCATTCAGTACACGTCGGCACAAGATAAGCAACTCGTCCTCAGACAATGGCTTGAACTTTACCTCAGTGCATCTTGAGCGGATAGCAGAAATGATCTTCGTCGGTTCAGAACTGCACAGAATGAAATACACATTCTCGGGGGTGTCTTCCAGAATCTTGAGCATCGCATTCTGGAAGTCATTGGAGGCTTTATGCACCTCATCCAAGATGTATACGAGAGGGGACGTTACAACGTATTTGGTGTCATCGATAATGTTACGAGCGGTTTCTATACCACGATTATCAGCAGAATTGATTTCTATGATTGTATCGGATTTTACGAAACTTGTCAATACCCTCGCCATGGAAGTTTTACCAGTTCCAGCAGGGCCAGAAAAAAGGTATACTCGTACCGGATTAGGCTTGTTCAGATTTTGCTTTAATGATTTTATCTCGGAAGTATTGCCTACGAATTCCTCAAACGTCGTCGGTCGGTATTTGTTGTATAGACTCACTAGCACCTCCTTTGAAAGAGTAAAATACCATACGTTCAGCGAGGCTCAAGTCTTTATACTCCTCCTGCATATGTTTCCAATAGCCACAAGTCCGTTTACCTTCAGGACACCCTCCACGATATATGCAAGAAGGAACCATACCATAATGCATGGCCCAAGCGAATTCTGCTTGATCCTCGTTATCATTATCTCCGAATACTCCCCTGAATGCAACCTTCACATTCATAGCCCATGCCCTTGTCCACTTGGAAGCAAGGTGGCAAAGCCTTTGACGTGACATAGCAAGAAGAGCATCAGCGGGCCACGTACTCACATAGATGCGCGGAGCAGAAGAGCTAGACGGTCTTGGTTCTCCAGTCCAATCAGGCCGCTTCGATTGCACATAATGACGTGGATGCCCCTTCGTGTGCCGTACAAGATGTGACACCACATCAGAGCGGCAGTTGTCATCTGTTATGCGTATTCTCGCTTCGGCAAGTACGGAATGCTCGGCTATGACAGCTTCCATGGCGAACCGTTCCATATCCTTGGGCGACTGTAGACTCAACTTGCCCTTAGTCGCTAAAGCGGCATAGCGGATATCAGCCAGCGGTGAGGCGTTTAGAATCTCTAGTTTTAGCACTATTCCTCCTTGGGATCGGGAATCCAGATGGTTGTTTCAAATGGAATATTAAAACCTAGCCCTATGGACTCTCCGAAGGTGTTCATTAAGTCCCACATTTGATACTCTGTATACCCATCTGCATCTATCTGGGGCATTCGGAAGGGGCCAATTTTGGGGAATTTACGCTGTAAGTTACGGTGTCGTTCTTTCAAAACGGCGATACCTTTTGGGGTTAGTTTCACCTTGATGAATTCATTAATATTAAAAAGCATATCTAGTCCTCCTCATAACATTCTTTGTCTTCAGGGAAATATGAGACAAGTGCATCTAGTTTCAATAAACGTGCCCCCTCTGACTTACCCTGTTGCTTATCACCATCGCACACAAATTCTGCAATAGCAGAAACACGGGATACCTCAAGATACGATATAGCGGCAATGTCATCCACCGTAAGCAATGTTTGTCTGATCTCCCCTGTGTCAGAGTTGATCAAACTTATTTGGATAGCGGCGACACCAATAGGATCAACGTCTATGTACCACGGATTCAGCTTTTCCATATGCTCTTCCCCCTTATTTAGGTTTATAGAATATAGCCAACCCAGCAATGAATAATCCCACCTGTATACAGAGATTACGAAGCAGGGTCTCTCCTGTGGAATGAAGCAGGGGAAGTATCATTCCCAGAGCAAACATCGCTCCCATAGAAAAAACCAATGATCGCCAGCGATAGTCGTTCATATAATCCTCCTTACTTCTACCAAGAGTGTACTACATTTTTACATAGAAGTCAAGCTACTGCGTTGAGTCAGGTTGAAGCGGTTGTTATACGTCTTTCAATTATCTTGCAATACTCCTCTGCTATTTCAGAACCAATCCAATTACGCTTGTTTATTATTGACATTTTAGCAGTAGTCCCTGACCCCATAAAAGGGTCATAGACTAAATCACCCTCATTGCTCCAACTAATTATATGATCATTTGCGAGTTGTTCTGGGAATATTGCAGGATGCTGAAAGGCTATTTTATCAAGAGTAGAATGTCCTGCTCCTGTAGCTATTCTCCAAATGTTACCTTTTATCTTTTCCAATCCAACAGGATTACGTTTTTTCCCCGAACGTGCAGAACGATTTATTTCGTTCGTTTCTGAAAAATAGCTGTTTTGGCGTGACGTTTCTTTCTCTGGAAAAGAACAAGGTATTTTTATGGGATTAAAAGTTTTTGGTTTTCCTTTGGAAAAGACAAACATATATTCAAAATCCTGTTCATACCTATTATGATTTTTTGGTAAACAATTTTTATAGTAAATCATTGTATCATGTAAATTGAATCCAATATCCTTGAAAAAAAGCGCCTGTCGGAAAGACGTTCCCGTTTCACTCCCTTTTATTGTAGCATCTCCCACTACCCAAACAATCACACCACCTTGTTTTGTTACCCTAAATAATTCCTTAGCCAATGCTTCAAAATTAAAACTATAGCCATTATAAGTTCGTAAATTATCATAAGGTGGACTTGTTACTATCAAATCAATGTAATTGTTTGGCATTTTTGACATAGTATCAAGGCAGTTTTCATTATAGCATTTGTTTATTTCCAATTCTTTCTCCTTCGCATAAAGTCAGGAAACGATTTATTGTTTCCTGCGTAGTGTCCGTATAACATTGAGTTGACCTGCAATCGGCCTTTGCGATTGTCAGGTCGAACTCGTTGTTTGATGTCGCGGCCTGCTACTTACCAGCCGGTCGTTTATCCAAGCCCTTTTCGGCAAGGATTGCGACAAGATCGTCCACGTGCAGACAATCCACTATGCAGGCATTATCGTTCGGGGGCTGAATTGAGGCGATATTTCCATTGCAGTAATCATTACCCGGAACCGCGCTATGCAGAACCCCAAACGACACGATCTTGCCTCCTTCGAGCTTGACGATCTTGTCGCCATTGTGTGCTTCTCGCCCATTGCGATAGTGCATATAAAACTCCTTTGCCAGATACGCTCTGGCCGCGATTTAGTTGACTATCCGTGTAACCAGCGAAGCGTTACACGGTTGGCAATCCATCTAACATTTGCTTAACCTGCCGTAAGGTCAGGTTGAAGCGGTTGTTATGCGTAATCGCCTTTTTCAAGATTTAACAAAATCGTTGCCATTTCGGTAGTAAGCAAATGTTCTGCAACTATTTCCCCATACTGGGTTTTGATTGAGCAAAAAGATCCATAAACATAAAGTGTTAATTCATAATTTATACTACCTTTGTAAAAATAGTTTAATTGTAAAATAATGCTCATGCTTGCACCTCCTTAGTGCGTAATCGGCATAGTGCCGAAGGCGGTATGCCGTGGAGCATCCGCATAACTATGATTTAACCTGCGAAGCCGCAGGCTGAGTCAGGTTGAAATCTGTGTTGGATGCTACGGGCGCTTCCGGTAAAGGCATCCAGTGGGTAACATCTGTCATGCAATTTACACTCCACCGATATTGCGTCCAGTTACCGTTTCCGGTATAGCAACCTTCTCCAACAAAAAGCCGTCCGGTTGAAATTAAAATATTCTGGTTAATTTCAGGAAGCCTTTCCGTTACGCTAATCCATTCGTTCATGTTTTCTCCTGTAATCTCGCCCGTAGCTTGGCGCGTGTCCGCGTAACTTGTTACGTGGCTAAAGCGTCCATCCAACATTTGCTTAACCTGCAACCGGCGAAGCCGTGTTGTCAGGTTGAAGCTGTTGTTCGGTGCAATCGGCGCATTCATCGCACAAGCCCCACCCAGCGCCGATTTCATCTATTTGATCGGGAATCCATTTTCCACAGCACCCACAATGAACACCGGCTTGGCCTTTCTTTGCCCAATCTGCAATAAATCCAGCCATATAAACCTCCTGCGCCGATTGCTTGGCGCGTATCCGTCTAATAAGCGAAGCGGTTAGACGGTTTAAGCGTCCACCGAACATACGCTTAACCTGCACGAAGTGTCAGGTTGAAGCGGTTGTTAGACCTCTTCTTCGCCTTCAATCTTTTCAAACCGATCACGCATCTTCTTCATAGTTTCAGCGGGAACGGCGTGAATAGTTCCGTATTCCTTGGTCGTGCGGATGACTTTTACCTTGTGCCCGGTCTTGGCGGCGAAATCGAGGTACGGTTGGATTTCCCATTTCTGGGTGAAGGTGTTGGACACGGCGACATCCATGCCCTGTTCCATAGCAAAAAGCGCCGTTTTCTGGCACCAGTTGTGCCCAAGCCGGGCGCGAGTTCCGTCAAAGATATATTCGCCATCTTTACAGTGGTACATATCGGCCTCAACATGAAAGCAGCCGATATTTTTAGCATAGGTGCTTTTACCGCTACCGGGAAGGCCACGAATCAAAAACAAAGTCATTCTTTTCTCCTTTTTCGCACGAAGTCCACAAGCTATTCATTGCTTGTGGCGTAGTGCCGGTCTAACATTTGCTTAACCTGCATCCGTTAGGATGTCAGGTTGAAGCAGTTGTTAGTTGCTTATCTGCCAGCCCGCAATCTGGCTCAATAAAAGCAAACGGGTCTGAATTGTAAAAATCAATATCGTGTTGCTCTCCTTTCATACAAACTGGGACTTGCCCAAATTTTCTGAATCCAAGAAATTGGCATTGATTTTTCGCACCCAGTTTGCACGTATGCCAACCATGCCTATTGCGGTATATGGGAATTGTAATATTTGCTACTTCCGTAATTCCCTCCTGTTCGTAGTCCTGATAAACTCGGGCGTTTATCAGGCGTAGAATCCATCTAACAAGTATTATGCTGATAGGCATAACTACATCCAAAATTCCCTATATTCTTACCATAAATATACCCCTATTTTCACAAAAAGTCAAGTGTTTATGGCAGTTCCTCTACCGATTTTACCATAGGAATTCCTACCCCTATAGCTACGGCTTCTTCCACCAAAGCACCCTTAGACTTATCATACCCCGGCAGAAGCAACACCCAATCAGCATCCATCATGGCCAGAATGTCATCCCGCATATAATCCTGCCATTTTTTCCCTTTAGAGACGATAGACAGATCAAATGGGCTTATTGCTGTATACCCCTTAGCCTCTACTGCCTTTACCGCTTCAGCGAACTCTTCGCGGTTATAGTTCACTATCCCCGTAATAGGGCCAGATATGTACACCCGTTTCCCATCCACATGGCCTTGGTGATCGAACCAGCCTATATAGTATAAACAGCATATAGCGTGGGCGATGTGGGGGAGGCCAGACTCCCTATCGATGACTTGGCCCATAGCCCGCTTCCATAGATGCCGGAAGGCGGCGGCTATATAGCGTAGCTTGGCATTGGGTACCTTTTTCCAATTATCGGGGGAATACTTCTTGGCCCCGAACGTGAGCACTTTAGCTACGTCCTCGTGCGGCTCTGCCGGGATGAGATCGTAGCGTAGCTTGTCCTGATCGTACTTTACACCTTGCATTGGGCCTCCTATTTATAGAACGGATAGAAACGAGGTTCCATCCACTTAACTTCCCCATCACCAAGCCCTAGCTTAATGATATAGAATCCCTCCATAGCCTGTATACCTTTCAGAGTCATCCAACTGGACTGCTTCTGTACACAGCCACAGGCAACAGAGTGTACATTCCTATAGAACATACTAAACGCCTTATGATCGTGTCCGGTCAGTAGTACATGAGGCTTCTGCGCCGGTGACATATTGTTAATGATACGCTGAAGGCGATAACTCAAGGCATAGGATGACCCCGCATCATTTCCATGAAACATTCCTATTTTGATACCATGTTCCTTTAGCTCCAAAGTACCTGTACCATCTCCTAAGAACGTAGCATTAGGTATTTTGTTACAAATATCTTCAACAATGGAGAGTCCCGCACCTAATTTATTATTATAAGAATCATCATGGTTGCCTCCAATTAAATACATAGGCTTTGTCCATTGAGATAAAAGGGCAACACTATGGTCTCGTTGCTCTTTGTACCCCACATGAGTAGTCTCATACATTGAATTTGGGCGGTTCATGGCCCCCTCAGTGACATCTCCAATATGAACCATTATGTCACAGTTACGTCTAGTGGCTTCCTCGAATATAGCCATAGTACGTTCAGGGTCAGAATACAGAGAACCATAATGCGTATCCGTTATTGCCAATATGGTTAGTTCTGTACCATCAAAGGAATAAGGAGCAGTCATAGACTTCTGCCCATCCCTAAGTGTAAGCATGTATTCTAGTTGCTCATCGCTGAACTTATCCCGAACACGCGCTATTAGATTGGAGGAATCTCCGAACTTCTTTCGATATGCCCGCTTCAGCCTGTTAAGTGACTCTTCTGTAATGGAATAGGCATCCAGCGCCTTACTTACCCCGTTCAGGATGGAGAATTCCACTATCTCTTTAATACGTGCCTCGCTCGTCATCAGTCCTCCTTATCTTCCCGTACTACCAAACCCAGCCACACCGCGTACCGATGGCCCCAGCTCATCAACCTCTTCTATGCTCGCTATATCCGGTAGTAGATACACAATGCCTTGCGCTATCCGGTCGCCATGGTTCACTGTGTACGCTTGAGGCCCATGATTGTAGAGCTTGACACTAATGTCACCACGGAAGCCCATATCCACCACACCGGCATTGGAAGCCTCTACCCCCGCCTTAAACGCTAGGCCAGAACGAGATTGCACAATCAAAGCACAACGGCTACCAGAGATAGGTTCCCATGCTATGCCGGTAGGGATAATAGCACTGCCACCTATGGGAATCTCTATCCATTGCTTATGCGCCGGTAGGCAAGCGTAGAGGTCTAGCCCTGCGTTCAATCCGTCGCCACCACCGAAAGACGGAATGGTAGCACGGGGGTCAAGTTTTTTGAAGAGTAGTTTCACTGGGCGGCATCTCCTTAAATATACTTAGTCCTGTCTTTGTCTTTTTAGCATAAAAGGCAGAATCATCTCGAAAAGTGTAGATACAATCTTTATGTTCATTTTTTACCATATCATCTATTATGGCACTTATTTTTTCAGAATCGTACGATTCCATATTGTTAATAATTACTCGCATCTGCGTCTCCTTTCAGCGTTCCCGCTTCACTCATCTCTGCCCATGATCCATCGATCTCGGATTGCTCCTTCTCGATAGTCAGTGGCACGTTAATCCAATCCCAATGCTCTCGCACCTTCTGCGTTCCATAATCCCAATACCAATAATCAATCAAGTCCTGTTCACTTGGGTGACTATCAAATAGTCCACTATCATGAATTTCCCCAATGATTTTAGAACGTTCGAGTCGTGTAACCTTCTTATTCATCTGATTTAGAACCCATTGAAGGATATGATACCCGGTTCCTTGCACTGGCGTATTGAAAGAATTATTTCTTGACATAGGCCCATAAGCTCGGAACCCCGTCTTCAGCTCAACATACCCGTGCTTCTGGTAGAACTTCCACTGCGACTCACGCCACTCGTTATGTACAGGAAAGCGGTCTTCCCATAGAATGCGCTCTGCTTCCTGTATATGTCTCTCGAAGTCCTCGAAGTTTCTAATACCTTTATCATAAAGATGTTGGCGTAAATTATGCACCTCTGCGGTTTCCCATAAGTCTTTGGCTACCTGTTTATAGAAAGAGCCATAGAACTCAGCGAATACAAACTGCCCCTTCACGTCTCCACGTAATGCTTTTGTAACCTCCTCTGATTTAAGCATAAAACAATCAGCGGCGGAATCTCGGTGCATGTCGGTTGTGGGGTCTAGAATATACTTCTTTAATACGGGGTCTTGAGAATACACAGCATTTATGACAACTTCCAAGGATTTATAGTCCAGCTCCACTATCCTGTTGCCTTTAGATGGGACTATGAATTTCCGCAATAGCTTCTTCGCATTCTTATCACGCTTAGGCTGGTTCTGCACATTTGGAGCGTTGGATGAATTATGTACACAAATCTCATTAGCAATAAAATTATGGGTATCCTCCACTTCCAGATCATACACATCCACTGCATCAGGAAGAACCTCTATGCCCGTAATAATATGATTATTTATTGTGGCGTCCTTCCAAGGAGATATAAGATACTTTGACCCCCTGAAATATAAAGAAGAGTCTACTCCGTAGTAGTCACATAGCTCCTTTAGCTTATACCGCCCCACTGATAGACTTCGCTGTGCCTTCCGTACCCCCCCTTTGAGTGCGTTGAGTAGTTTCCATCGGCTAATATACTCGTGATTAGAATTAAATCTCACTTGTAATTTATGAATATCCAATCCATTGTACTCACACCACCACAAATATGTAGCAAAATCGTGCTCCTTATTGTTCAGAATCCCACGATGCTTGATAAATAGTCGCAAGCATTCCGTACGAGTTAATCCTAGAGCTTGAGGGCTATCAGCTCCACGCAGATAGGTGTACCCCCCTGCCTTGTGTAGAGCTTTTAGTACCTCTATGTTTCTTGCTCTAGAGCTTTCTGTCCCCAACGTGTCTTTGTAGTGCTCTGCTCCATGAGAACGATTGTCCATTTTACGTAAATTCGAGAAGGTGTGATCCAAATGATTTCCATTCTCGTGATGGATTACATCATCCGGCTTAAGATTTTCTCCACTAAGCTGTTCATATATAAATCGATACTCTTTTACCTCCAATGAATTCGTAGGAAATATTCTATCACCTTGGCGAGCAATACTTAACACCCTTGATTTTGGCTGATATCTCCATTTAGGATCAGCCCTGTCTCTAAAGTCATCTAGTAGATACTGCGCTTCCATGTACTCGCCATCAACCATTCGCACTAGATGCTCAGGTGTGACATCGAGGTGCATTTCTATAGGATTACGCCTTCCGGCTTTGTAGTGCAACCGTATTACATTTCTATGTCCAGTCTTGCCAGCCCACAGTACCTTTTTCAGAACTGGGCGGAGTGCATCATCGAAGGAGTACACATACTCGCCAACACGGACATCTTCTATTGGTACACCTTCCGGTGACTCCACAAAATCCCGTGCAACAAGTATTTTACTTCCCTTAGCCACACAAGACCTAAAAGTATCCACCCTATTGATATTAAAGTACGGATGAATCTTCCCACCGATCACTTCGGTCTTGTACTGTGCTATATATGTGTTCCTCATTTTGAACAACTTACGATACGCCAATATATCCTTTATGATCGGCACATCCAACTTTGCCAACGTCTCCTCATCCACGCTAGGCTTCTTGGCATCCGTATACTTCGTCGGCTTTAACCCCATAATCTCATAGAGAAGTTTTGATAACTGTGGTGACGACTGATAATTAAACGCCCCATCCGTCCACTGTTCCAACACAGGGCTTCCCATGATCTTCTGGTGCTGTACAAGCATCTGCGCGTCTAATTCTTCCTGTACCTCCTGTAGCTTATCAAGAGTAACATTGAACCCGTTGGCCTGAGCAATCGTCAAAGTCTGTGCCGACTCCATAAAAAATTCAAAACCTTTACGCTGAAAGGCAGACATACGGGCAGACTGGCGATCAGCCAGCTTGAAGGTGTAGAGAGAATCCAAGGCACCATAGGTAAGTAAAGGCTCAATGGGGGCACGATGAATTTGATTGATAGCGTTTGCGCCATGTAGTTTCTCCTCTGCGGCGGTTGCCTTGAGATATTCGTCTACTTCATCGTCATAGCCTGAATGACCGAATTCGGTATAGACCATGAATTTGAGGCCCGTAGGCTTCTGATTACTCAGGCAATGTTGGGCAAGCATCGTGTCCCAATCCCAATTCGCTACCCAATAGCCACACTGTACATACGTCCACAACATTTCGTACGAAAGGTTCTGTGCTATTTTCTTAACATCGGAAAGCATAAGGGCCTTCCATGCGGCCTTGAACGTATCGCTAGTGAAGAACGGGAATGAATAGGAAGCATAGCCATCGCTAATCGATACTGACCATATCTTCTGGCCTTCCCGGTGCGGCTTCCTCCCTGTGGTCTCATAGTCGAACGCCATACGCTTCCAGCTCATAGCCTGTTCAATCCATTTAATCGCTGTAGCTTCGTCCTGCGTAATGATACACTGATCTCTATAATCAGCCAACGTTACCGGCTGTAGATTGAAGGCTTCGTAGAGATGATCTTTCCACATCCCATAAAAAGCTATGTCCCGTTCGTACCGTGGCTTCGATTCATTGCCATCGTCATAGGATTTCCGCTCCATCATAGACGCTACAGACCAGATCGGCGTGAGCCATGTCTTATATTCCTGATCGGGAATATGTTCTCCTACAAAGGCAGAAAACGCTAGTCCGGTAATACGTCCAGAAAGGCGAGGCTCAATGAGAGAGTCAAAACCAGTTTCCCCGAGGAGAATAATAGAGACCGGCTTCAACTTGTTAATAAGACTTACAAGTCTCGAACGGCACGCACTAATCTCCGTGAAGTTCGGGGCACGGTTCTTTGACGGGGCGCAGTTAATGGCCGTGGTATAGTAGCAATCCTTCGCCATGTCAATGCCAAGCTGACGAAGGGTGTCACGGATGAAACGATATTCTAGGCCGGAACCAAGCTCTCCAGCGTCATCCTCATCATAGGAAGGCCGAGTGCCAACAATAAGCACTTGCTTCTGGCCTTCCCCGGTGAAGCGGAGCTTGGGGCTATGGCATCCTTCATTTAGCCTACAATCTTCACACGACAAGATAGAGCGTTTGACTGCTACCTTGGAGGACACCCGCTCATCACCCCGAATGGTTGGGGCGTCCTCAAGTAAATTAAAAAACCCCAATCAGTCCTCCTATTCTAAGAATTGATAACCTCAACTGCGTGGTTAACAATAGAACACTTTAAGTAGTCTCTGTCCTCGTATCTCCCATTTAGGACAATCGGGCTAACAAAACATAAGTCGAAACACCCATCAATATATGTTACAAAAGCATGAGTCATTCTTCCATCTGAAGTCTCTACATTACATTTGTCCCCCTCATAAATCTCTTTATCCTTATTGTCACAAAAACCTGTAAACCTTCCAACTGTCGCCAAGTCTACTTCTACGAAGTCAATGGGGCGTGTCATGTTCCAATCTGCAAAACCAGTCTTCAGAATATATGTTGAAACCCTTTCTGGTACGTCTGATTTGAAACACTGTAATGGGGGTTCATGGATATAAAGATAACCATAGGCCCACTCCCCGTTATCAATTCGTTTTCCACGAAACTTAATTTTGTGCATTCCTGCCTCCTTATGCTTCTTCTATCCGTTTCTTAGCGATCTCAAAATAAGTATCGTCTTTTTCTATACCGATGAATCGTCTATAAAGATTCTTGCAAGCTACACCAGTAGAGCCACTACCCATAGCATTGTCTAAAACTATCTCGCCTTCCAGTGTGTAGGTTTTTATCATATACTCAAGTAATTCAACAGGTTTTTGAGTGGGATGCAGACCTCTGGCGACCTTAAATCGCAATACTGTTTTCGGATACCATGTTGTATAAACTTTGGTGTATCCAGTTGATTTCCCTCCCATTATATCAGTACGCTTACACTCTTTCCCAGTTTCTATTTTATCTTTTGGTCTATCAATCATTATTGGATAATAGTTTATACGCCCATCACCAAATACGCTTATATTTTCAGTTTGTTGCATTGGTCTTATTTTTGCCGTTAAGTGCCCTTTTGCTGTGGTTTTGTCCCATATCCAATCATACTTATAATTCTTGATATTCGACATTCTCAAGTAGCTTGAAAACGGCTCGCTTCCAAACAGTACAATCGCCCCGCGATCTTTTATAATTCGTTTGTATTGTTTCCATAACGGCTCAAATGGAATAACCGTATCCCACTTACAAGCAGTAGTACCTAAGTTAGCCGTAGGGCAAATCACAAAGAATCATATCTATAGATTTTGATTCAATGTACTTCATAGCGTCCAAGCAATCTGCATGGAGCAAGCTATTCGGTTGAATTTGCCCTACGGAACCTCCTTTACTAAAGTTTTCAATCATATTCATAGTATGTACTCCTTTATGTTAGTTTTTAGCATATCCCACTCAGCTTGGGTCATATCGTTTTTACACCTATTCTCAAACCACGATAAAAACTGTAAATTACTAAGTTCATTAGTACCTCCTTTGGATTTAGGTATTATATGGTCTATAGATGGTTTAGTGTATTTACAAGGGTTGTTCCTATGTTTTTCATATACAAGTAAGAATTGTGCATCGTGATAAAAATACTCAATATACCTTATGTAATCATCACTCGTTATATCCCATCTACCATCCCTGTTTGTGATGGCTTCATTTAACATCTTTAGTATCTCAAAATCAAACTGCATTAACCATTTTAGGTCTACATCGAATCGTAAATGGTTTTTCATGTTACCATATTTACTTTGTAATAGTGCTTCATACTTTCGTAAACCTCTTGTGTTTTTCGGTTGACGAATAGAAACACCATTTTCCGTAAGTATTCTCTTTATACGGTGGTGATTAGTATTATATTTTGTAGCCACGCTTCTCAGGGACAACCCAGAGGCGTAATCACACAGAATCATATCGACGCTTTTATCCGCTATATTCTGCATTTCAACAAGGCAGTCTCCATGTATTAGTGTAGCCATTATGCCCCCTTACTTCAACGTGTTCAGCATCAATGTGCTCCGCTCCCCATACAATACCAGCATCAAATACTCATGCGTATCCCGCTGTATATGCTTCACGCCCATCTTCGTACTCTTCTTGAGGCCATACAAGAACTGTGTATAATCCACTTTGAGTGTCACCGACTCTACATCCAACGGCTCATCGAATTCCACCAGCTCTTCATACGCATCTGAACCACTATGAGTCTTCACCTCTATACCTTCAGGGGATATGGTAATCTCTATTGGGTGTAGGTTCTCCTCCGTAGCAGTAAATGGTGCCGCTCTATTCGCCGCTTCGAGTAGCCCTATCGGGATATCAAAGTTTGGCACTTCTTCGATCTTACACATACCGTAATACATCCTTATAAGGTCAGTCTGGTACTGCTCATCATTCAAGCGCCTAAATGCCATCACGGTAGAACCATCCGTAATCCAAAGATGCGACATGGATACACCATACGACGTAAAGATATTCCCCGCTTTAATGATGACCTTGACGCCAGAATCGTTAATCCAGAACCTCGGGGAATCCTTGGAAAGCTCCACGAAGTTTATCCTATTGCGGTCGGTAGACATGGCCGAGAACCCATCGAACAGGATACCTGCGAAGGTAGTCTTGTTGCCGGGAATGAGGCACGACACAAAGGCATCGTAGTAGTCTGACGGCAGATCAATCATGGGTGGTGGAGCTAGGTAAAGAACGGAATTTTTCGCTACCGGGAACGTCTTGAGAGACGCCTTAGCCTTGCCGCCCTTGAGTATGAGCACTGCATCCTTTAACTCTATGCTCACTTCCGGTACGGTATAGCGCTTGAGCGTCGTGAGAAGGTCATAGATGGAAACGCTTACCTCAAGCTCTTCCGGGAACTTGAACTTGGTACGGATTGCTATGGTATCAGAGAACGTGTAGAGGTAGCCGTTGAAGGCAGTAACCCTATCACACCCGCTGATCTGTGTACTGGTAGAAGCCCCCGGTATCACGATCTCCAAGGCCGCTATCAGTTTTAGTCGATCTACTTTCATTCTCCATCCTCATCACAATCGTTATGGTGCTCTTCCTTCACCTCAACTAGAGTATCCCATTCTATAACGGCACTCACATCTAGGATACTACCGCATTCAGGGCACTCCAGTTCTTCATTGTTCAGCTCTTCATCACCCCACATAGTGTGCCCACATACGGGGCATTCTATGTCCCAAGATGACATTATCATACTAACCTCCTAGTCTGTTATAACGCTACAAACCTCATCTATGGATGAGCCAAACAACCCCTCATTATCTCTATAGAAGTGCCGTAATCGATCACACGCATATTGGATAATTTGTGCTTCAAATGCGTCCACGGCCATCAGTGTGTATACATTCTCACTAACACCTAGCTTGCTTAATAGGCGCTCGGTATCATTCATGTTAGCTCCTACTTGTCATACAGACAATCCCCATTGGAGTTGTAGGGATCAAACGCCAATGAACATATTGTAACAGCGACACACTGGTCACAGGTACATTCTACTAATCCTTCATGCTCATGCTGAAACCTCGCACGCATCACCATCAACTCGGTAAAGGAATTGTGCCTCGCCCACTCATCAAGTATTTCAACTTTCATTTTATATCTCCACCTTTTCAAACTTAGGTAGGGGATGCCATAGCTCGATAAGCGAGTCAAGTTCTGGTATTTCAAACCACATACTAGTATGGTATTCCCAGCACGACTTTTGGCCATTATACCTTGCTATATTTATAATATCTGATCCACGGCACTTTACAGCACATATAATGCCGTCATTAGGTACACCGAATGAAGTAGTGAACCACCCATAGTTGGAATTTCGTCTGTCTTGTATTTGTGGCTCTACCAAATCATAAAGATCAAATATTAAATCAAGTGTTTTTTCAGGTACTTCAATATTCATACCTGTCCTCCCTTAATCATTTCATCCCAAACCTGATCGCGGTTCCGTCGTAAGGATGCAATACTATTATCGAGACGCGTAAGCTCCCTTTGTAACTGTCGCTTCGCCTCTTCCTTCGCCCGCTCTAGCATCAGTATCTCGTCATGAATACCATATACTATGATCTCTCGCCGTTTCTCAAGTGGCAAGGCATTGAACAATGCACCCCATGCTTTTTCCGTATTCATGCCAGCCACCTATCAGGAATGCCATCTCGTTTGAACGAAACTCCGGAATAACGTAAGAAGCATTCGAGACACATCGGAACTAATTCAGCCTTTCTGATTAACTCACTATCGGCCTGATTAGTGATCGTTATGTCTAAAATCTTCTCAAATTCCTGCCCGCATACATCACACTTCATTTTCGACCTCCTTGTAGTGGGTTTAGAAACTTCATCATCTGAATAGCAACTATCATAATGCCCCACCTAGTCCTCCTTTAGGCTCTTGCTAGTCTCGATTACTGTCTCGGTGCTGATGATGGCATAGCGAAGTTGATTACACTCGGTGCATCTTTCGCACATACAGTCATCATCAGTACACATTTTTACTTGCCACCTTACGGCCCTGTCTGCCGCTTCCATAAGCACCTTGGTGCGTATTGCGTCGAAGCCAACAATGGAGCGAGCGTTCCATGCCTCGGCCAATAGCGGCTTGCAGTCCTCCATAGCAGAAGTGCGCTGATTGGTAGCAACATGACATTTTCCGCACTCTATCCATTGCCATCCGTGATCGTCGATATCAAAATGCGCTTTTCCGCCGCAAAACGGGCATGGCTTTAATTCTTTCACTTCAACCCCCTTATAGCTTCTTCGCGTTTCTCGGCCTCGGCTTCTCGGCGATCGTCTATTATCTTCTTGGCGAGTAGCCATGCCGACCATCCATCATCCATGGTATGCACAATCATACTTTGAGCGTATGTTTTAACCGGTCTAAGCACATCGTGTCGATGGTCATACTGGGCCTCGGCCTCGGCGTGTAGCTCGTCCCAAAACTCCCGACGGATAGCCTCGGAGTCGATGGCGGAGATGGTAGCTTTTAGGTTAGTCAAGCGCGTCTGAGCCTCGGTAAGTTTTTTATGAGCCGGGCCTTCGTCAATAAGCCATTTTATCCTTTGTATCTCATCAACGGCTTCGCGCATAATGTCAACTTCTTTACTATTCATATTATTTCTCTCCTTCAGTAAGAATAGCACGTTCAGCTAGTTGCGCCGCTATTTCTTTCCTAATCATCATGGATGGACTGTAAGACACGGTATCTATCCTCCCAAAATCAAGAATTGCATCCCTAGCTTTCTTTGCACACTCTAGTCGTAAAGTCTCACGGTCAGCAACAATAGCCGCGACGGATTCATCAAGGGTTAGCTCATTACGAATATCGAGCGCCAAGGACATGCCCCTCCTAACCTCATTACAATGTAAATAATCCCGTGATGCTCTGTTTTCACTCATTCTGCCATCTCCTCAGCCAACCGGCTATCCAACACAAACTTGCCTATCCGCAGACACGTCAAGGCACACGCCTCATCCCATCGACTTTGTTCATCTCGATCAAGTAAGACCTTCCACCTCATTATGCCTTTCGGCTTCTCTAGGTTCGTCTGGTTCAGTGCTATGAACTTGCTTACGTGTGCCAGCTTACGCATATCTTCAGCCACGTTGTCGCTCGTAAGATCATCCCCACTCAAACCTGCCCTGTTCGTCTGCGTTGCGGTTAGTACAAGGATATTGCGTTCCTGCGCCAACCGCTTCAGATTCGACCAGATATCATCAAGCTGGTGCCTATACTCATTATTTTTAGCACCCATAAGGTCAGCGTAATCGATTATCAAAATATCAGTTTCATAGTCATTATAATATAATAGATTATCCAGAACTGTTTCAATATCCTTTACCGTTGTAGCTTTGGCAGGCATAGGGATGAACCTACAATCACCACCACGAAACATACGCTTGATCGTAGACTGCACTTCTGCCACATTCTGAAGGTTCGTCGCTTCCTTATACACATCCTTGCTCTGTATGCGCCACTTCGTATCTTCCGTGATCCCCTCATCCACTTCCTTATCCGGCACAAAATATGGCATAGAAACGGTGCAATCAATCTTAGGGCTTCCCGTAAGTGACTGCCACGCCCTCCTGAGTATCTGTGCCTTGGGCATTTCCAAGGTGATAAAAACACAACGCTGTCCCTGTGACATCGCTGTCTCAGCACTATAGAGAAGCCCCCACGTCTTACCACGCTTCACCGGAGCTATAAACGATATCAAGTCCCCTCTACGGCACGGCCCCACTACTCTACCCACTGCACCCGGAAATGTCAAGGCTACTTCAGCTTCCTCTATGAATGCTGATATGATATCACCCGGACGATGAAGAATGGAGTAACCATCACCTTCGGGCTTGCCCACTCGCTTATAGTTCGCTATGGCACTTTCACCAGAAGCAGGATCGCCAGAAGCAATGGAAGCATTCAGCTCCTCTACGGTAAGCTCTAGTGAACGGGTCTTGAGATAGTTGATGGCCTGATCGATATAGAAGTCGATATTGGAATCGTAGTTCGCATCATTGGAAAGGTTCTGTAGAAATTCCGCTACTGATTCCTGCTCCTCCTCATCACGTAAAGCCTTTCGGCGTTCAATGTATATATCCTGTATAGCCGCTCCCGGAACGTCATCAAATCGATCTACATATTCCTGTACCCACTCTGACACCACTTGCGCGTAACGAGTCTTGAGCGCCCGTGGCTTTAGGAGGGGTAATACTTCTTTAGCGAATTGCTTTGATGTGATTAGATGTGTTATTAGCTGTCGTTCAGGAGATAAGTCAAGTTTTGTTCGCGTCACGCATCCTCCCGTTTCGGCTCCTTTGATAAAACAGAATACAATTTCTGTAACTGAGATCGTCCAACCTCATCAAATTCCTCTGGCACCAATCCCAAGTCTACTGCATCAAGCTGATCCTTGAAATCTTCATAGGAAGTAAAGCCGCGCTCGACGATGGCCCCGATAATGTTCAGTACAGAGAAGATATGAGAATTACCCGCGAAATTCCCCCGATCCTTATACTTGTAACTCCGTATAAGGGAACTAAGGGGGTACTTCGAGCCGCAGAACCATGTGTCTTCCAATAGATGCGCGTTTCTCCAATGATCGCTGTAGTATACCGACGTTACATTCCTATCATTGATTTCAACACCTATTTGAATGTGGGCGTAGTCGAATGAATCCACAAGTTCTTTGAGGGAGGAGTGATGATAGTTACAAAATTGTATCACTGTACCATCAAGCCGTATTGTAACGGCATTTTTAGTCTTGGACAAAACGGACACCTCGTGAGCATCAATCGCTACAAAGTCGAAGGCTTTAACCGGGTAAATATCAATATCATTTGGAGGAGACTTGTTAAGCGAATTGCCTCCAACATAGAAATGAGTGATGCCCAATTTCTGCAAAGCATCTATCGGGACACGCTTATGCACCCTGTCAATAATTCTGCCAACAATGGCATCACTGACAATCGCGTCATTCTCAATCATATCACTTCTCCTTCATCCTTCGCTCTGCCCCATTGAGAATCATCAAAGCAGTATCTGTGTCACATGCCCAATTCATGCGCAGTTCTTCGACTATAGCTTTGCCGAAAGCCTCTGAACTACCGGACTCTATGGCCTTGAGTGCGATCTGTCGAGCATCAGCGGCGCGTGTAGCAGGATTGACCCCTTCAGGATAATTATCAGGAAGCCATTTGTCCACCGAACACATGACAGCATCGAGTTCATCCATACGGAAGGTATTTATAGCTTCTTCCCTTTTAGCATCTTGCACTGCCAAAGCATACGTGGCATCCATAGCTATAATGTAAATTAACTGTGTTTCTTCAGGTAGTGTCTTTATCCTACTCAAATACTTCTTCTGCCATAATGTAAGCCGCTCGCTGATATCCATATCATTCCCCCTTCGTATACAGATTGCACAGCATATCTTCTATGCTCATGCCAAAAATATCACCCGTCACATGACCATCCAGCGTCTTGTCTAGCATCTTGCTCTTCTCATCCAACAGTAGTGCAGTATCTTCGTCCACCGTACCGGCACCCACAAGGAAGTAGTACGAGAGCATCTTCGCTTCCTGCCCAATACGATCAATACGCCCAAACATCTGCTCCAAGTCCCCCGGCGTCCACGGAAACTCCACCACAGCCATACTACTAGCGGCAGTAAGCGTTATGCCCACACCAGCGGCAGTAGTCTGTCCTATGAAGAGCCTTACCTTGCTGTCATTCTGGAACGCATCGATATTAGCCTGTTTCTGCTTACTGCTCGTCCTTCCGTCTACTACCACGGCTTCTTTACCGAACGCATTCGCTAGATCATCTATGGCCTCAGTATGATATGCAAAGACTACCAGCTTCTCGCCACTTTCTAGGAAGTTCTCAACCCACTCGATTACCTCGTCCCGTTTACCAACATAAGCAAGCTGGCGAAGCGTCTCAATATGGGCCTTCTTCGATAATGCCTTTGTAGCCTCAAGCGTCTGCACCCAGTTCTTGAATGAAGCACTTGCCTTATCATACTTCTTTTGTGAAGCCGAGTCAAGGGCGAATGGTACGATTATCTTCCGCTTATCTGGTAGGTCAGAAAGTACATCCTCCTTACGTCTACGGAACATCACCTTCTGAACATTATGGAACAACTCTTCCTCGTTTGTCAAGCCCTTGTATGTCCAGCTATATCCATTGAACTTCGGTTCACAATATCGATCAAGGTACTTTTTCCTATTAGGGAATAGCTTCCTATCAACAAGATTCAAAGCAGTGAAGAATTCCGATGGTCTATTCCGTATCGGTGTCGCTGACAAAAGAACCCGCTTCGGAATGACGCGGGCTAAACGTATGAACGCCTTTGTCCTATACGTGCTAGGGTTATTAACATAGGCAGATTCATCCCCGATAAGATACTTGAATTTCGCTTCTACGAGGGTATCCGCCCATTCCTTTAAGATATCATAGTTGATAATCACCCACTTGTAATGTGTATTGAGCCGGTAGACGGTTTTACCGGACAATACCATGGCTTCTTCACCGGCCCACTTCTTGACTTCCCTCTGCCAGTTATACTTAACACAGGCAGGGCAGACAATGAGAATAGGGCGATCTTCAGGGTGTAATCTACCATATGAGGCGGCGATATTTGACTTACCCAAGCCTACAGGAAGGCCAATAACCCCGCTACCCTTATGCGCCTCAAGCCACCTCACCCCATCAAACTGATAGGGGAAGAGGCGTTTATCGAGCTTGGAGGCGTCGATATCGGCAAGGGGAATCGTTTCATCTATGAAGATGGGTGCATCTTTCCATAGGGTCTTGACCTTGGGAGAGGCGATGAAATTATTCGCTACGAGGAGGCTTATGTTCTCCTGCGTAGGGAAGGCCGTCCACCGCTTCTTGGCCGGATCAAAGTTTCTACCTTCACATGCCTTTACAAGATCAACCGTTTTCTGGAATTCATAGGTAGGTACATAGAACTTTATTATCAGTTTGGTTCCGTCGTAGTCTATTGTTCGCACTTAGCCTCCTCTAGCTTAATGATAACTGCGTCTACCCCATCCCGCCTATGTTGGTATGAAGGGCAGTCACATTCACCCTTATACGGCCAGAAAGCACAACGAAGCAGATCACGACATTCATCCCAAAAAGAAGCCAGATGTCGATGTTGCATAGTCCCACTCCTCTACTAGATACGTTTCAGCATCTAACTGTTCTCCAAATGTGTACTTATCAACATGATCTAGTAGCGGAGGATATATCATCCCGTTATCTATGCCCCATCCAGAATCGAGCAGAATCCGCTCTGCACGATCAATTCCATAGTCCATGAAGCCATCGCTGATTTCCACCATAAATTTCTTACGAAGTAGCTCATATGTCTGTGGCATCTGTAGCCTCCTTAAAAAACAATAGCTTCAATGGCGCCAAGGGGAATAACAATACGCCTATCCTGCCCCTGTACATCGATACTTGTTATTGCACCATCTTGGCCGTGCTTAACTGATATTTTTTCACAATCGAATGTAATGGTATGCCCTGCCTTAGTGTAATAAGTTACTGTAGTCATCTCAGACCTCCTTATCGAAATATGATTTCCATAGATACTTTATACAGGCAAACAAATCTTTGGGTATTTCTCGCCCGCATCTATCACAAGTGACATGATCTGGACGGCGATACCAAAACACATGCTTTTTGCCACAATATAGGCACACACAATTATCGAAAATCCTAAGCATTCTAGCCTCCCTAAAGTCCAAGCTCTTCCCGAAAGTTCTCAACTTCTTTCGGTGTCATATCTCCGGGGTCATGGTCTAGCCCCGTGTCCACTAGCTCCACGTTCACACCCATCACCGCTATTCGTTCCCCGAGCTTCTTAGCCCGTTTCTGCGCTTCTATCTCTGGATCAAACACTATATAGACATTCTTATATATAGACAATTTCCTGACTTGCTCTTCCGTTGTTGAAGTTCCCAGTGTAGCTACAAAACCATCACCGAGCTTCCATACATCTACTACACCCTCGCACACCCCGATCTTCTCTCTACTAGACACCTTATCCAGATTGTATAGACAGTGCTTCGGATTGATGACACTTTGCTCTACCGATAAGGTCTTATAGCGTAGATCAGAATTCCCCGTGATATCCCGGCCTTGGTACGTCACCAATACACTATTCTGATATACCGGGATCATAAGCCGGAACTTCCAATCTCCCACAATGCCACCAGCTTGTACCCCATACTTTTCTACGATTTCATCAGGATCAAAGCCACGCTTACGAAGATACTTCCTATAGATACCCGTTAAGGGTTCACCGGGGAGGACTAGAGAGGTGGCTTGTGGGGTTTTCTTATTGATAGTATCAAGAAGCGTACCCCTTGTGCCATATTCATCCTCAATAGACTGTGCCTCATAGGAAGAACACTTGAGATATTCCTTGATGACATTCTGAACTGAATGGCCTCCACACTTCCAACAATAGAAGTAGGAGCCGGAAGCATTAAAGCCCATGTGGAAAGCAGTATCGTGATGGAAGGGGCAATTAAGTCCCAACCAGCCGGGGCCTATGTTTTTGCCCTTGGTGGCGTAGTGGATGCCGTAGTTCTTGCAGAATGAAATCAGATCAAACACACGGCCTCCTTAATGAACAGGGGCACAGCCCTACGAACCATGCCCCTTATGTCTTACTCGAACTCTATGTAATTAGCACACGTCTTGCTATAATGGAAAATCTTATCCTCCGGCAGTTCCAGTACGTTATCCTGAAGATGCCCCGTGATCCTGACGAACGTGCCTTCCTTGAGCCTATCAATATACCTATCCGCTATCGCCCCCCACGCCACGCAGTTATACTTGAACCGCGACTGCCCATTCTGATTCGTCCGAAGGTTCTCTACGACGAAATTGACTGCCTTCTTACCATCCTTCTCCGCCATCTCCGGGGTGTAGACGATAGTACCTTCGAGAAACACCACATTCTGGTTGTCCACTTAAAACCTCCACCAATAGATTGTTTTGGGCTTACTGCCCATCTAGCCACCGGACGGACTCGAACCGCCAACACGAGGATTACAACTCCCCCTGCTCTGCCAATTAGAGCTACGATGGCAATAAAGAAATCAGGTCAGAAGGGATTGAACCTTCGCATGTCTGCTCCAAGGGCAGATGCCTTACCAGCTTGGCTATGACCCGGCAATATGCTACTCAATCAGATAAATGAAAAACTGAATAACTCCCATGAATACGGCCACACCGATAGCGACACAGATTCCGGTGAACACGCTTGTCCAGCTAATGCCCCATAGAGCACAAGGTATACCAACAATTACGGCTAGAAATATCAGGGCAATACCTGTCCAGCCGATCACCTTCCTCATATATACCTCATATAAAAAGATTGCTAAAATAACCAGCTTCTCGTACTGGCTGTACCTTAGTGTTCTCTGGGAACTATGGCACTTACGCTAGACTCCCGAAATTTAAACTTCCTCCATATCGGCGTCTGGTCTTCTTTCCCCATGTCTAGCGAGGGAGGCCGTTATAAATTAGTCACGGCACTCAATGGTATTTGGCATATACCTGCATTCACGCTTTGCGGGAGTCTCGGTCAGTCTTTATCAATTACTGGCAAAATTGTCTAGCACATAAAGCCACGGCTAGCTATGGGTTTGGAAGCGGCGGGAGTCGAACCCGCTCTATTAGCATTGTCCAGCTTTTTTTCAACCGACCTGCGCCAATGTGCCCTATACACTACGCTTCCGTGTTCCCCGTTTCACGCATCGGGGAATTGCGCGCCATTTTACCTCGTAGCCAGAGGGTACTTTGCTTTCGCTGGCGTACCTGCCTCGATAGCCGTTTTTATAGAGGTGTACGTCATCCTCTTGTGAATGGGCTCTTACCATTCTGGTTTCTCATCGGCCTTTTACAGGCCCTGATTGCGACTGCATTGTGGAAATGCAGTAAACCTTCTGGAGGGCACGTTGTCTCGTGTTGCCCACCAACAAGAGAGAGTGTACTACCTTTCTAGAAAAAAGTCAAGGGGTTTTATCGTAATTCGCACGAATCCCCGTCGCAGAACTTACTGCCTATCGGAGTAGACGTAATAGAGCTAAAATCAGGCTTGGACAAGTTCTTAGTCATTTCTTCATACTGCTCTTTGCTTATTTCTTCGTAAGGCGCTTGTGCGTAACCATGTTCACTAAGAGGCAAGAAAGAAATAGTCTTCAGCGAGTCTTCATACGCTTCTAGTACAGATACAATATCCCCTCTCTCCTCTGCATTGAATGTCACCGTCACAGAGACATTATTATCAGCCCAATGCCTCTGCAAGTCAACTACATTCTTACACTGCTCCCAGATGGTGGCGTCTTCCTTACTCTTCAAGAAGTATTCTTCATGTACAGGGAACTCAATGATAACTGTACTAGGATCAACTGCATCCTCTTCAATAGTATATCCAGCAACCTTCATTACCAGCACAATCCCATTTGTCTTGGCTACTCGTACCCTACGAATGTAATACTCTGCATGGGGGTAGTGTATCCCCGGAGAAACGCCGGGAAGCAGACTTACACTACCAGAGGGCTTCACGGTTGTCGTCTTACGAGATCGCGGTATACATAGCCAATCGGAGTAAATAGCATCGAGCTTCTGAATATACCCATACCCCTTATCGCACCACGACAACAATTCACGCCGCCCGTGCTTTCCGAACGCATCAATAATACCAGACATTGAGACACCAATGCGTCGATTCTTGAGCATTACAGCGTTCCAGTCAGGAAGATGGGTAGGTATCAGTGTTACGGACTTTCCATAAAGGTACGCCATTTTAAGGGTCTCTTCATATTCTTCGTAAGAATCATGCCTAGAAGGGAAGGTCTCTACTAAATTACAAAATTCTTTACTTTGCAACGAAATCTCTCCACAGTTTGACACATTACACCCATTTGTCCAATAAGTATGGCTATCGTTATCTACAGTGATGTCGAACGTCTCCTCTTCACTAATTAGTGCCGCCCCTACGATATCATAATCCAACTTAGCAGGTCTATGAGTCTCAGTAATTTCAGGTACCTTGTACTTCTGAATAAAACCAATAATATCCATAAAACGCTTGCGATCATGTGTGATATTCAGATCGTAACTCTCCCGCATGACATATGTGCCATTGGAGAATGTATTCTCACGGGATTTATTAGTGGTATAGTAACTGCGAATCCCAAGAGCACTCAGCATTGCTTGTACACCTTCAATCACATCTTTGGATGTGGCTTTCAGTGTAACACGATTGCCCGCGATGGAACCATTGGCACTGTACAGTCCTCGAAGGAATCCGGCCATTTTGGTATACGATGCCATATACCTATGGGGGATTGTCCTGTCATATGTCTTAGGCAATTCATCAGCGGTAATCGTTGTTACTATTTCATAAGCTGTGTCATTAACTCCCGGACGATGACGCTTAATCAAATTGGCAATATCCGAATCGAAGTAATCAGTATCTTTATGCCCAATATGCAGAATCACTAGATTGCCAGATGCCTTATGTACACTACCGTCTCCTAATACCAACCCATCCATTATATCTTGTACATCAAGAGAGCCTATAGAGGTCACAGGGCCAACTAGTTGTTCTATAGTTTCTGCACAGCCAACTTCAATTTTTTTGCCATCAGAGATGACGCGATGATCGCTTGTACCATAGAAGGCACCAGCAGTTGTTTGATACTTGTACACAGGCTTGATACCAGCGGACTGCTTATTTACAATAGTCGTCCAGCCATCTTTCGACCATATCAAACTACCCGCATCCATTTCAGCCAATGTACGAATTCCTTCGGGAGTAAGCACCTTAGCCCATGCTGGCTGACAGGCATTTGTTCCCTTCGCATCATAATCTTTATTATCGGGTGGATCAATAGTCCGGCTATACTTTTGCATATTGTCAAGCCATACAATGCCCGGCTCCCCATTCAATGCTATCGAGTCAACCAGAGCCTTATAATCAGTTTTGCCTACCTCCGCAAAGACACTATTATTAGACCCCCATCTACGTTCCCCAACCTCAGCAGGATGCAGATTATAGTCCTTCATAGTTACATAATTGTAATCTGATGCCTCACCTATAGCGATAGCCGCCGACCTTCGTACATTTCCTGCAATAACGCATACTGAAATAAAGTTTTCTATATCCACAATATCTACAGAAGACAACATCTGTCCGACTCGGCCCGTGAGCAACTTCTCAAGATTTTTATGAAGCTGAATAAGTGGCCCCGGCCCAGAGGCAGTACCCCCAAATCCACGAATAGGGGCACCTGCTGGTCTGATTAGAGAGTAGTCGAACGTAGGTAAACCCTTCCCATTAAAGAAAGCATCAAGCAATATTCGTACACTCTCTACCCAGCCCTCCCTTTCGTCGGGAATTACAAACACACCATCGGACTTAGGGGATTTAATAAGGAGCTTATCAGCCCCCTTCGTATCGAATCCAGCACCAACACCCAGCATAAGCAAATCCATCATAGACGAGAATATATTAGCACCTTGCTCCTTTATGTCCTCAGTTGATACAAAAGAACAATTCAATAGAGCGGTGCCACCTTTTTCCCTAACAAAGTCTGTACCCATCATCCATAGATTTCTACCCGAGGGGAGGAACTTAAATTCAAACATTTTTCTAAACATTAACTGTGCGGATTTTTGGGCCTTGTCATTTTTCCACGGCAGATTTAGATTATGGCAATGAGTTTTCTGAACCGAGAATACACCTTCTACAACCCTTCGTACAGTCTCCCACCATTGTTCGTTCCTGTTTTCACCGTCTACCTTCCTCGAATATGTACGCAAGTATACAAACTCACCTAGCGGCCCCCAATCTGGCGTAGCAGTCTTATACTGCTCCAAAAACGAATCACTTAACCTGAACTCCATAGACACTCCTATATTATAGCTATATGCTAAGATGCCGACAAAAAACCCGCCCAATGCGGACGGGTACTATCTACTCTGTATCCTTTTTACTAAGTACATATTTTTGATTAGATATCCATTTTATCTCTGGTTCTCCAGTATACCCCTTTTCCCACACATACCATGCGTACACTACAAAACCAGTTGTATATTTGCCATCTGGCCGTAGTGGATTCCCAAGCATAGGATACCGCGTGAATACATGAATGCACTTCAATGGAAATTCAGTATCCTGATATATTTCAGTGTACCTACCCTCCCCGTGTAAATATGATAGCGGCAGAAGCATGGCTATTTTACGCCTAGCGACCTGTTTCGCCTTTAGTATGAATTCCTTAGCTAGAGAGAAGGGTGGATTGGTGATGATATAATCATACTGAGAATCTTCATGGAAAAAGTCAGTATGATCGAACTGTAAATCGTATGCTCTGACAACACGAAACTTACATAGCTGATCTACTATAGCGCCTTCACCACAACACGGTTCCAGCACTGATCGCCAAGTATCAAACACTTCATTCTCTAGGAGTTGCCAAACTAGGGAATAAGGTGTCTCATAGAAATCCGACTTCTTTCGCTGTCCGAGATTATTCCCACTAAAGTTTTTACCCTTTCTTGGAGTAGGGACAATATCCTGCTCCTTCCCGCGTTGTAGAGCTTCGATAGACGCCGCAGTAACAAAAGGCTCTCTATACATTCTCACCTCCATAAAATACCGCACCAGCGAGGATTTGAACCCCGATTATCCCGATTTGGAGTCGGGCGTACTATGCCAGTTATACTACTGGTGCAAAAACCCCAGAGCCTCGTGCTGGGAACACGCCGCCATACGATGCGGAGCCACTTCCATTTGTATAGGCCGTTCTACGTCGCGTTGTTCCTACGCGCTATGAGGAGAAGGGCGAGATCGAATCGCCGACCATTCGCTTAACGGGCGAACGCTCTAAACCAACTGAGCTACTTCTCCAAGTGTTCCAAAATGCCATACAGTTAATAATAATGTACAACATTTTGGAACATCGTCTTACGAATTCAATATACTGTCCACATTGGCAAGTAAGCGGTTCAGCGCATCCAAAAGAGGTGCATTATACTGTTTGTTGTCAAGCAGATTACCGATTGTCCCTATAAGGGAAGCCCGCAGTCCCTTCAGCCTCTCAACATAATCATCCATACTATACTCCTACCGGCTTATCAGCCTTTTCCACACACGGCTTATGAATAACACCGTCAAGACTAACCCAATACATACCATCAATAGTCTCTATTGTGGCAACCCATCCACACTCAAGTGGATTCTGATAGAACTGAATGTCCTTTATAACCGGCTTCATACTACCCCCTACTTGCTCTTCAGGAGCTTCTTAACCCCGAAAATGCCGATAATAAGGCCAACCACTACGGCGACGGCCTCCACGATAGCCACGACCGAACCAGAAGCGATGCCCCCGATGGTCAGAGCGACGGTGCCGAGCACAATGCAGATGACACCCACGATAAGCAGAATCTTGTTCTTGTCCATATACCCTCCTAGAAACTAAGCTACAATGTAAAGTGAGGCTTCCACTCACATCACCGTGTGGGTACAGCTATGTACGGCTTCCCGGCTGGTTACGGGCTACATGGGGGCTGAATCCAATGTAGGCTTACTTGGGAAGGGGAAGACTTGAACTTCCCACCCCGACTTTATAAGAATCGTGCTCTAACCAGATGAGCTACCTTCCCGTAGAAACATAGGGCTACCCAGAGTCGAACTGGAGTATTCACCGTGAAAGGGTGACGGCTTAACCACTGGCCGATAGCCCCAAGCGTGATAGATCACCTGTTTGACTGGCTGTCCATGTTGTATGTTACGTGGGGACACCGACAATACTGGTGAATCGATCACATAATGATAGTATCATACTTTTTAAGAAATGTCAAGTACCTATAGCAACTTCTTCCCACAAATACTCAAACCTAACGATAGACGACGCCCTGAACGGCTGTATAATCCCCGAAGGCATACCTCGCCTATTCTTAGACGCCAATCCACCATTCCATATCTTGATGTGAAGCGATGGATCAAGCCCATTCTTTTTAGGCATGAGCACCTTCCATATTGTGCCTTCATACACCAAGCCGGAGGCAAGCGTCACCCGAACGTCCTTGCCCTTATTGCGTTTACACTTCGCCAAGTCTTCATAGGGTACTTTTGATCTGCCCATCCTTACCACCTATTTTTAAGACATATACGTCACGCCACAGGGATAATTCCAAAACTTTCCTAGCTGGTTATTACCAGTATAAGGTATGACTAGCATTTCAGAGTGGTCTGGATACTCCTCATGGTACACCTCTATTTTTGTAACTTCAAGTCCATTAAAGAAACCTCCCACAGCTATAGCAGGTCTATTAACAAATTCTACCTTTTCAGCATACAACATTCTATACCCTCCTTGTAGAAAATAGACATATACGAGCAGTTGGGTTCGAACCAACGTCCACATGGCGCATTACCTAATGCTACGGTAGCGAACGGAGGACTCGAACCTCAATCTCCATGCGTGTCCTAGTCCTCGTAGACGATGCTCGCATGAACCTCACTCTATAGTATCCACCATGCACCGCTTCGTTATAATTATTATATCACAGAACTCTGTGTAGCCCTCATACTGGTCTGAAAGTAGAGTAACTGGATGAGACTCACACGTAATGTGATACTCAAATCCTTCTTCCCTAGCCTTCTTTACATCAAGCCGGATGACCTCTTCTTCCATGTATACCTCCTACATCCTCCCAAAAATGACATCAACATATTCAATAGTCGATGCCGGAATATCCCCACTCAGCACCCGCTCCAGTCCCGCATTATACGAAGCAAATGCCAACTCCCAATCTCCAGTCTGCTCATACAGAAATGCCAAATGCTTCCCAGCGAATTCCAAGGCATGATCCACCCTAAGTGGGTCAAAATTCTCTATTCCGTACTTCCACCCAAAGTAGTCTTTGAACCCGCTATTGACCTGTACTAGACCCTCATCGACCGTGCCGTTTTCATTAGCGTAGTTCTTAGCCTTTGGATCGAATCCTGATTCCCAATCTATCATCTTCGTGAAGTATCCTACCGGAACCTTATATCTGAAGCACGTTGCTATGATAGGTTCCTGTAGAAACTCCGGTACATGGGCCATAGGTGATACATATTCCTGCACTACCATAACTGGCGCAATCACAGGAAGCACCACAGCCTCTACCTTAAATGGTTCGGCAAAAGACACAAGACTACACATAGTTATGAATAGCACAACTTTCTGCATACGTACTCCTAAATGGTTCGTTCTTGACAAATATACTCCACACCCTTATGAGTGTCAAACCAAAACTGACGCTTCCACGCCGGTATTTCCACCATCTGCTTCGTCTCGATTATGCGATCACCATACTGCAAGGCAAGCGCTATAATAGTAAGCCGATCAGAACGGTCTACCTTCTTGATGACGAAATGCTTCGTGTGTTTCGGTTGACTCTCCAACACATACAGCTTGCAATTTGGAAGCGGCACAAGGTTGGGTGCATGAGGCCAGAACGCATAGGCTACTCCCGGTATCTGTACGAGGTAGGATTCCCTCAGCCTCGGCGCACCGCGAACCTTACACCGTACTCCCTCGGGAATATAGTCGTGGGGATCAGCATTAGGGGGAACGATAGCAACTACCGTACCGGCCCGCTCAATCTCCACCTTGCCCACGGTAGCCTTCCAATAAACCTGATCGCCACAATTAAACTTCATGTACGCCTCCTTGATGCTAAATGATCTTTAATTCCACGTAGTAAGGGCACCGTAGTATAGAGAATACTTAATGTGGGCCTCGTCCAGCTGAGAGCACACATCGTTCAAGTCGGCTTTAGTGGCCTTCTTGGGCAAAGGCCGCACACCTTCACTCGCACTATCACTGTCCAATCTAAGCACAACGTCATCATCACAGGAAAGTATGTACCCACCAGTTTCCTCTTCAGTGTCGCTCTCCCACATATAGTCGCCATCTAGGTCATGCTCTTCTAGGAACTCCCACATATCCAGTTCTTCATTGTCTGTAGAAGTCCTTACAATGGACTTCCCCCCACATATAGGGCAGAAGGGGGTACGTAGCTCATCCCCGCACTTTTCGCACACATTCTTACTGACTTTAAGCTCGATAGTGGGAGTATCCACTTTTATAAATGTCCCTACATACACTTCTAATGAACTACTCATATTGTACCTCCTTCTAAAACCTTATCGAGAGTGTACTACAACTTCAGAGAAAAGTCAATCAGATTGAATGTTTATATCCCCATCCGAGTCAAAATAAATCTCAATCTCACTACCATTACTCAGCTCGATTGTCAGCTCACAAGACTCAATGATCTCTTGAGCGTCATTAAGATCGTCCTCTTCCTTCTTAAAACGGACACCCACAATCTCTGTCCCCAGTAACCTATCCGTTGTAGATAAACCTACAACCCATTTCTTCTCCCGGCTATATAGATCATCCTTATCAGATAGATACTTTTCGTACACTACACGTTCCATGCTGTCCTCCTACTACTACAACGCTTCCCATTTTGCCTTACGCATGGCCTGTAGTTCCTCGAAGGATTTACCCCTGCGCTCTGCCTTTGAAAGACTGATGGTGTCCCATGGATGATACTCACGCTGTACACCATTATGAAGTCTATTGCTACTATAGCCAAGAGGATCATCGCCGAGCATCCCCATAGCCATGGCGGCGAATACAGCCATCTTTGCACTTGTACTGTTCTTCATACATACCTCCTATAAACTAAGCTACGATATTTATAGAGATTTGTCAAGCATAATCGTCCGGCCTCTGCTCGAACAATCTCTCTAGCTGATCCCCTCGCTGGTCAGCTCTATTGTACAGCGTCTCATCAAACACAATCTTCACCCCTATAGACTTCTTCACCGACAAGGCGAACTCATCCCAGTACGGCGACCCTAGCACAAGGTCAGCAGGATATGGTGTCCTATTCTTCCTCGCCGCCATTCTCCCAAGGAATTCCGCAAGCCCCAGCATGGCATTCCTACCTATGATAGTGCCATACCGTTTATCCTGCTCAACCAAATCCTTCCGGTGCTCAAGATACCACTTGTGAAGTTTCCATAACGCGGCCACTACCGGCTCACTAAAATCAAACCGTTGATACATTCGCTTTATCATCTTCAGCGCATCTTGGAAAGTCTGGTCAGCCACCATCTCATCCTTATCACTCTTCTCGATCTTGGCAACCGGCTTATAAGGCACCTTCTTCCCGGTACGCATCTCAGCTACAATATCAAGCAAGGGACTCTTCCCCGACTTGAAGTTACGGAAGAAGTTCGGCAAGGAAGTAACATACGCCGGTATACGCTTACACGCTTCGGCTATCTCCTCTGCTGTCACTGGGCCTATCGTCGTGTAGTCATAGCTTGGATTCTCTGGCTTGTACTTGGCTACAAATGAACCATCGAGCAATGCACCATACTGATTATAGACGGTGGTTATACCTTTATACGTTTTGCCATTACCATCCTGTATCTTCGGTTTAAGGTGTGACACTTCCTTAACATGATCTATAAACGAAACGAACCACTCAGGTAGTGGCTTGGATTTGGATTCTTCGGGGAATAAATTATCACCAGATAGTGTGGGCTGGGGCACTACTGCACCTGTAGCCTTATACTGCAACCACTCCTTACATACGGTCTCGGTATCGATGTCTGCCTTCGTTTGATAGAACAAAAAATGACGGACTTGTGCCGGTATATGAAAGTACACACGATGCCCAGTCTCGGGATCGTGTTGGTTATACTTTTCTAACAGGCCACGCTCTACCAGTTTACGTATCACTGTGCTAAGGTTATGCGTACTCGACACTGGCACCATTTTATAGTATCGCAAAAAGGTTGAGTAACACATCCACGCATAGTCTTTACCATCTATAATGAGGATGTTAGTCTTAGTACCATCCAGCAACCACTTGATCCATCCTAACAACGCGGCCTCAGTGTAGGATAGATTATATTCTGCGGCGACGGGGCCATAGATACCCCCACCACAGGGGTATCGAGCTGTCTCTCTCCATGAAGCACATAGCCCCTGTAACTCATCTGCACTCACATCTGCCCCCAATTTAATTCGTCACCACACCAGATTGGTGTGCTACCCATGCACGGCATACATCCTCGAAATCTAGCACAGCCCCAATCTGACAGAATAAAAAATATTCAACGTCTTCAGGTATATGGAAGTATACATGATGACTGATTGTGGAACTATGATAATTATACTTCTCCAATAAACCACGCTTTACAAGACCCCTGATTATTGTGCTGAGATGGGATGTACTAGATACATTCAGTATAGGAAACTGCTGTAGAAAATATTTATAATCCATCCAGACATACTCTTTTTCTGATATGACCATAGACGGTACTTCCCCTTCTTCTGCAAGCTGGTGTATCCATCCTAATAGAACTGCCTCAGTGGCAGTCAAGCCGTACTCGTGGGCCATTGGGCCGAACACCCCGCCCCCACAAGGGTAAAGAGCTATACTCTTCCAAGAATCATAAACCCTCTGAAATTCATCATCACCCATATTGTCCTCCTTAATCATAGCATAGTCTAGGGGGTCGGTAAATTCTACCCCCTATACCCTTATATCACTGTGTGGCCTTAGCCGCTCGCGCCGCCCGACGTTCAGCTAACCGTCGCTCGAATCGCTTCTGTTTAGCTGACTTAGGCCGTTCTACAGAAGCAGGGGGTGTGGACTTCTCCCCTTCTTTATGGATAGCCTTGACCACATACCGTGCCATTACTGCTCTCCTTTATGGAACATACCTACTAGCCAATCCCTACCAAGACCAGTCCATTCGGCGTAGTACACAGTTAGATTTTCTTTCTCCCTCTGTGCGATATTCTGGAATCCCTTAGAAGCATACTCCGCATACAGCATCCACACACCACGCTTATCCTTGTAGATGATACCCTTCGCACTCAAGGCGGCATTAAGCTCCTGAGCCGACCTCATCCCGAGTTCCTTAGCAATCTCGGTAGTGCTGTAGGTGCGGTTGTTGTGCACTAGCCTATCAATGCGCCCCTCAGCCATGGTGAGCTTCTTACGATCCTCTTTCCAAGAATCAAGGAGCCGCTGGATATTGTCGGGATCGGTGAAGTCCACTGAAGGAGAAAGATATCCACCAGTCTTACGAATAGAAGGAAGCACCTCAGACGTAACCCACTTCCTGAAACGCTGTGCCTCAGGTTTGTCAGAACGAAGGATAACGGTGTATAGTCCTGATTCATTAACCACCCATCCACCACGTTGCCCAAGACTCAATAAGTCTGGCTTATTGAGTTTCTCATCGTCGTCCAGCCTATCTGCCACCATTGCATGGTTTGTTAGTCCAAGTACAGCACAGACATCCTTTAGTACAAACCACGGCTCTCCTTCTTGATTGATAATCCTAACCTGATTACCCTCGAACACCTTCGTCAGTTCATTCATATAGTCCTCCTAGAAACAAAAAGGAGATTATAGAGTCCCCCTTGCACGGGTTAAGAATGGGTGCGTGCCATCCTTGGACTCTATAATCTCCCTGATAACTTCACGCACTGTGGAGTATCATACCGAGTGCAAGCGGCATGATGGAAGGAGTGTAGCATACTTTTTCGATTTTGTCAAGTAGTATTTTGTGACCCGCCGCATTATTTTTATGGACTAATCCACCACAGTATAGCAGGAGTGTATCATACAATCACAGATTAGTCAAGCACTATGGAGGTATAAACCATAGAGGGGGTAGGTCTTATAAATAGATGGGGTGGTCTTAAAAGTAAACCGACCCCGGTCTTAAAAGTAAACCTTCTTAATGTAATCATATAGATAATAAATAATATAGTATACTATCATATACTATATTATTTATTGGAATGATAGTGTTATTCTTAACAGAATAACAGGCGAAAATTCGCCTTCTTCTTTTTTCAGTGGGCTGTAAGAAGGTATAAGATGCTATCCACCTGAAGATAATCTATAAGTAGTTATTGCGTTTTTTGCCCACCGCACCCGCCACTAGGCCGTCATCCCGTCGCTATAGCTGTTTCCTGTGGCACCATAGCGTTTTCTGAACGAGTGCCATAGTTTCCATCTATATAATGGTGCGCTGATTCTAGGGGCCTTCTCGTTGAATCTAGGATAGGTAGAAATTTATAGGATTTTGCTTGACTTTTTGTATGAGTGGCAGTACACTCTGTTTAAGGTTTTAGAAGGAGGGTACAATCATTTGTGATTTTATTTCTTGGATAGAGAAAGACGGCAAGCTCTACTGGTCTAGGGATGATGAGGTAGAAGCCAAGTATGGTGAAGTGTCTAACCAGCACTGTGGACACAACACCATACGCGAACTACACAAACTGCATGGTGGTACTGAGTATGAGTCTGCCCTCAAGATTCCGCGAGAAATAGCGGCTTCAGTGAACCGTGGTGAGATGAAAAAGCTTGCCAAGGCTGGTGGTTGGCACGGGGCACACTACACTGTTGGTGGGGTGAATGATACTCCCTATTGGCTTAGGTTTAAGAAAGAGCTGAAGAAGTATAAGGGTGTGACATATACTTTGGATAACCATGGCCCTATTGACCCTGAGTGGAGAGTATTCGACACGAGGGAACAGGCTTGGGAACAGGCTTGGGCTCAGGCTAGGGATCAGGCTTGGGCTCAGGCTAGG